CATTAAGATAGAAGCAGTATAAATAATAAAAAATAACGGGGGAGAGTGAACCCAAAATGGCTGTAAATAAGAATTTTGTAGTAAAGAACGGCCTAGAAGTAGATACCGATCTTATTTTCGCTGATGCATCGACCAATAAGGTTGGTATTGGAAGTACGATTCCGAGTAAACAATTAGATGTTATAGGGGGAATTGGTGCATCAGAGTTAAATGTAACTGGTGTAGGTACAATTGTTACTCTTAACGGTACAACAGGTATTGTAACCACGGTTGTCGCTCATAATGTTCAAGTAAATAATTTAAATATAACAGGTATAACAACGATACCAAGCCTTGGTGTCTTAAGTGAATTATATGTCACTGGAGTTTCAACAATTGGTACTCTAGATGTAATTGGTACTGGTAACATGAGGGTTGGTATTATTACCAACGTTCAGGGTACGAATTTAGAATATTCTGGTATAGGTACAATTGTTACTGGTAGTGTAACTCATTTAACTGCTCAGAATTCAAACGTTACTGGTGTAAGTACAGTTACCACTGGTGTTTCCACTCATCTGATTGCAAATAATTTAAATGTTGGTGGAATTACTAGTGTTAGGTCAGGTGTTGTTACTCACTTAGCAGTTAATAATTTAAATGTTGGTGGAATAAGTACGATTGGTAATTTTATAGTTACTAAGAGTTCAGGAGGTATTGGTGCAACGGTAGGAGCTAATGTTGGTGTTATAACTTATTATGGTGATGGTTCAAATCTAACTAGTGTAGCAGGTCAAGGAGTTGGTATTGGATCTACTCTTGGTGTGGTTGGTTATGGATTTACATTCCTAAATTTTGTTGGAACAGGAAGCACATTTAAGGTTAGTGGAAATACAATAGATATTGGAGTAGGTGGTGGTGGAGGAGGAAGTGGTAATGTAAGTATCGGTAGTGAAGCTCCAGGTAACCCTAGTAATGGTGATTTATGGTACAGTACAGAATATGGTAGAACATTTATATGGTTTGATGAAGATGAGTTAGGAATAGGAAATACGGCGGTATGGGTTGACTCTGCTCCATTTAATATGGGCGGTAAATTTATAGGTAAGTATGGAGGTAATGCTTTTGGTGCAATTGGATACACTGGTGGTACAACCTCTCAAGCAAGTATTTACTACACAGGTGATCCAAACACTGGTATCTACTTCCCATCTACGGATCATTTAGGTGTTGTTGCTGGTGGAACAGCATCATTAGTAGTTAATCCTAATGGTATATCAGTAACTGGTATTATTACTGGAGATGGTTCAGGACTAACTGGTGTTGCATCTACAGATAATATCATCACAACCACTGAAGCTAAGTTACTTGGTGGTGTAAGGATGGAAGGGTTTACCACTTCTGCCACCATGAATGTAACAGGAGTATCTACCTTAAGGGGAGATATAACACTTACAGGTTCTCAGGCAGGTGTTACATCTGTATTCTGGGATGCTTCTGCTGATACACTACAATTCCAAGATCTTTCTTACTTAAAATTTGGAGCTGGATCAGATCTTCAAATATATCATGATTCTAATAATTCATTCATAAAAGATACAGGTACTGGAAGATTAACTATAGCTACTAGTCAACTTCGTATTAATAATGCTGCTGACAGTGCAATAATGATAAGTGCTACACAAGATGATGCTGTAGAGCTTTACTGTCATGGTACAAAGCAATTTGAGACGGCTTTTGGTGGTGTTGTAGTAACGGGTATTCATTCAGTTGGTACGGGTGCAACGATCAGTGGTACAGGTAATGCTGCCTTTGCTGGTGTGTGTACTGCAAGTTCCTTTGTGGGTGATGGTAGTGCATTGACTGGTATTTCTGCTGGTGGCGGTGGATCAGGAGACTTTAATACTGGTATTAGTAGTGCGAAACAATATGATGTTACCAACTCAATGGCAACAGCATATACGGCAAGTTCAAGTTCAGATTATCGAACCATCGTTCATTCTATTCATATTTGTAATATAAGTGGTAGTGAAGTTACTATTAGTGGTGAGATGCAAACTGATTTCTCCTTTGCTCATACTATTCCTGTTCCTGCAGGTTCAGCAGTTGAACTTCTCAAGCAACCTAAGGTTCTTGGGCCGAGTGAGACAATAGAATTGCAAGCAAGTTCTGGTTCATCATTAGAAGCAACTATTATTACTGAACTCAAAGAAGATACTGCTTATTGGGATGCTCAAATTGCTCTTTCTTCTGCTGACACAATGACGGATCTTTATACTTCTACTTCTAATCCTTCTGTGGTTCAGAGTATTCTTCTTTGTAATAATGATGGTACTAATGACGTGAAGGCAAAAGTGGTATGGACAGATGAAGGTGATAATATTCAATCTTATTTGGTATTTGATATGATTATTCCTGCTGATTCAACAGTGGAAATATGTGAGACACCTAAGTATCTTAATACGGGATATAAGTTACGAGCTAGTGCTAATCAAGCAAATAGGTTAGAAATTACTGCTTCTGGTAAGCAAATTACATCTTAGGAGGATTGAATTATGACTAGAAGAGGTGTATGGGACATTCAGGATGTAAGGGATAAACTGCTTGCAGGAGATCCTTGGGAGCGATATAATAATGTTTTTACTGGTGGACAATCTTATTTTGGAACCTCAGGTCAAAATATAGAAAGTGGTCCTTTTCCAATTGCCGAAGTAACAAAAATACCTACTACTGCTGATACTCGTGACTTTACTTCAGTAAGGTCACTCCAAAAAAACAAATTTGCCATCACGAGTAATAATGAATTATTTTCATGGGGATATAATGTACAAGGACAATTAGGACAAAACACAGGTTATCCACCTAGTTATGGTGGGTATAAGGATAAATCCGTACCTGTTCAAATTCCTGGTACTACTTGGGATTCTGTTGCGGGTGGTCCTGGAAGATATGGTTGGTTTGCAACTAAAACTGATGGAACTCTGTGGTTTACGGGAGGAAATAATCAACTTCAACAAGGTACTTACCCATCACAAGTAGTGCATCGCTCATCTCCGATTCAAGTTTCTGGTACATCATGGGCAAAAAATGATGGTCAGGCAGGACAATGGAAAATATGCACCGACGAGCAAGCTGCTTTTGCCATTAAAACTACTGGAGCACTCTATGGATGGGGAAGGAATGATATTGGAAATTTGGGACAAAACCAAGGTGGGCCCACACAATACAAAATTAATCCTGATCAAATAGGAACTGAAACAACATGGCAATATGTTGCAGCGTCGGGATATGATACTAAAAGTAGTACTTGGGCAATTAAAACTGATGGAACATTATGGGCATGGGGATGTAATGATCTTGTAGGACCATTAGGATTAAATAATACAACATCAGTTTCATCACCCACTCAAGTAGGGACTGATACTACTTGGTCTAGTATTAGCGGTGGTATAGGAGCTCCTTGGGGTAATATGGCGATGGCAATGAAAACTGATGGAAGTGTATGGGCATGGGGAAGAAGTGATTATGGAGCAAGTGGCACTAATCAGTACTCTTTCGCTTATTCATCACCAAAACAAGTTCCTGGTACTTGGGATATGGCGGTAACATCTGGCACTGTCTCTCTTCTACACAAACCTGATGGAACTGGATGGATAGTTGGGGATCTTAACGCTGCAAATATGTCGAATCCTGTAGGAGGAAACTTGATGTCATCACCTGTTTTACTTCCTTCTGCTGTTGATTGGGACAAGGATAAGATGGATATATCTTCTCAGTTCGGTTCTTCTGTCTCCCTTGCTACTATTAGTCCTAACTTGACACCCACTCAAGTATAAATATAAACAAAGAAAGGATCAAATTTAATCAATTATGGCTAAGAATATTAAGTGGATTCAAGTTGATGTAGATACTCAAGTATCCATAGCTATTAGTTCTCCTAAAGCAGGTGCTGCTAATCCTACTCTAACAGATTTGGTTGAGCAGTTTGATTGGGGACAATATAGGTATGGAACTGTTGCTGATAGCGTAACTGTAGATAATTCTAATTTTATATTTGAAATAAATGACGGAGAATATATTGCTGATATCTTAGGAAAAATTAATGAATATGTTGACGCATGGAAAGCACAGGCATATGATTATGAAATAGATCTTCGTAAAAAAGAATTAGGAACCTATGCTGATAGTGTTTATGCATCAGCATCTGGTTATAAGTATGATGCAGCAGTTGCATTTATCAGTAGTGCAACACCAAATGCAGGACTAACTACAGAAGCATTTTATCGTGGAACCACTGTAGGCACTCTTGCTGCTAAGATTAAGACTAATCATGAGGCATATATTACTAATGATGCTAAGATTTCAGGATTGCGTGGGATGTTAATAGATAGAATAGATGGGATCAATGCAGGACTTGATACTTCAACTGTGATTAAGGCATTAGAATCATATGCTGGTATTCATACTTCAGAAAAAGTGGGAGAAAGAACTACAGGAGTTGGTACGACGGAAGATATAATGGTAGGAGTTTATAACCCTAGTGGATTATCAGAGCGTTTTGATGCTACTATGTAAATTATGGCTATAACAGATAAAGAACAAGGAGTCTGGGATATTGACCAGGTTTATGATAAACAGATGCAGGGTGGCATTTGGAAATATAATGGTGCAGCAGGGGAACCTGGTGGTCTTTGGCAGACGGGCCCATCTGTATACGGAAGATTAGGACAAAATGAGGGTGGAGCTCCAACAGGAGATAGTTTCTATTCATCACCTGTGATGGCTCCTGGAACATACGAATATGGTGATACTAGTAGCTATGGAGCTAAATCAGTAGGTGCTGATGGAACATTATGGTCATGGGGTCTTAATACTAATGGACAATTAGGACACAATGATACAGTAAATCGTTCCATACCTGTTCAAATAGGAACTGAGACTAATTGGTCTTCAGCAATGACTACCAAGGCTCAAGTCAATACTGATGGAAAAATGTATATGGCTGGTCCTAATTGGAATGGAAGATTAGGACTTAATGATACAGTAAATCGTTCATCACCAACTCAAATAGGAACTGATACAACTTGGGCAACAGCAATAAATTCCCATACATTCATTCATAGTCTTAAGACAGATGGAACCATATGGTCATGGGGATATGCTAATTATGGACAATTGGGATTAAATCAAGCAAACGCAGCTTATTCATCACCAGTTCAAATACCTGGATATACTTTTGCTTCCTTAGGAAATTCAAGTGTACCTCATAATAGTGGATTTGCTGCTGGAATTACTCCCACTGGGTCTTTGTATATGTGGGGGAATAATCGTTATGGACAATTAGGACTTAATCAAGGCCCTAGTAAGTATCCTTGGCAACCTTATTTTACTAGAAATCATCATGATAAGTCTGGTCCTAATAATGTTTCGGGTACTACATGGAAATTAGTACAGAATGGGGGTGAAACCACAATAGCAACTAAAACAGATGGAACATTATGGTCATGGGGAGGAAATAATATGGGGCAATTAGGACTTAATACACCTGGTCCACAAGGTTTTTCATCACCAGTTCAAGTAGGGACTGATACTACATGGACAGGAGCAATTAGTTATTCTACTCAGTATGGACAATTGTCTTCAGCTATTAAAACTGATGGAACGACATGGGCATGGGGACGGGCTGGTCTACTCTTGAATCAACCAAATACAAAAAACTATTCATCTCCTATTCAAATACCTGGTACTTATACTACTCTTGGAAATGGTGCAGCTATTAATCTCATTAAACCTGGATAAATAAGTAAAATTGCTTTTTTTATTATGCAACATAATCCATATGACTTGATTATAATTAAAGAAGATGTAATTCCTCAAGGACATATAGAGGAATTGATGCTTTTGACTAATACTAAGGATACACAGCAAGCAACGGTTTTTAAGGAACCAACTAAACCAGATGAAGAAATAGATAAAACAAAAGATGGGGGAAAGGAAGATTTAAGAGTTAGAGATACTTTGTGGTATCCTATAAATGAGGAACAGTTAGTTAAATTAGAACAGGGTATTGCTCAAGCATATGCTTTACATGTTCGACCAAGGTATAATTGTGAGTTCAAGAGTTATGAACCTGCACAATTTCTTGGTTATCCAGTAGGAGGACATTATCTGCAGCATATTGATGGAGAACAAATCAATCGTGAAACTGGAGAATGGGAAGAAGCTTTACCTAGAGATATTTCATTTTTATTTTATTTGAATAGTGAGTTTGGTGGAGGAGAAATTGAGTTTCCTACTTTAGGGTTGACTATTAAACCTAAAAAAGGTATGATGATAGCATTCCCTTCTTATAAAGAATTTCCTCATAAGGTACATCCTGTTACATGGGGACATAGATATACAATAGTAAGTTGGGTAGGGACAAAGGAAAAACTTTATGACACCATTTCAAAAACAAGGGTTTGAGGTTAGAAAGAAGTATCTACCCTCTTTCTTTTCAACTTATCTTAGAAATTATTTTACTTTAAGAGCACAAACTGATCCGAGTTTGAAAGGTGATCCTCAAGCTCCCAAGTCTCATTGTGTATATGGAGATCCTGCATTTGAAACGGTAATGGCTATGTCAACTCCTGATATAGGAGAGATGGTGGGTAAGAATTTGATACCACAATATACTTATGCCAGAATATATCTTAATGGTTCTGTGTTGGAAAGGCATAGTGACCGTCCAGAGTGTCAATACTCTGTAACTTTATCGTTAGGTGGAGAATATAAGCAGCAGTGGCCTATATGGATAAAGGATTATGCTGGTAATGATCATTGTGTTCCACTTGATGAGGGAGATATGGTGGTCTATCATGGGACAGAGTTAGAACATTGGAGAGATAAATTTGAAGGTACTACACAGTTTCAACTCTTTATGCATTATGTTGACGCAGATGGTGAATTTAAGGATAGAGTATTTGATGGCAGACCTAATCTTGGAATACAAAAATGAAGATGATACCTCAGTTGATTAGAGAACTTTTTCATGCAGGGGAATATCCTGCTGCAAGAGAATTATCTATCTCATATTTAAGACAAAAGGAAGATGAGGATATAAGATTTCTTCTTGCAGGAATCTTTCATGAGGAAAAGAAATATAAGGAAGCATTGGAATGTATAGAGAAAGTTCCTCTCAGTGACATAGTTCTTATTCATAAGGCAAAAATTCTTTATTACCTACAAAGAGCCCCAGAAGCAGAGGCAATTCTTAGATCTCTTCCTAAAAAATGGAAAAAGGATGAAGGGTATATTGTAGATTTAGGACTCTACATGACATCTCAGGGTAAATTAAATCAGACTAGAAAATTAATAGCTCCGATTGCTGATACTAATAATAGAGCATCATTTAATTATGGATGGCATTTATTAGCAGAAGATAAGTTTCAGGAAGGTTATAAGTATATCCGTGCAGGTGCGATAGATGAATTAAGAGTATGGGGTCATGAGTGGATATTGAGAAAGGAATATAATATAGGTGAACAATATCGTTGGAAACTTGGTGATGAGGTAGATACTATTGCTTTTTATCTGGAAGGAGGTATGGGTGATGGAATGATATTTGTTCGTTATGTAGAACATTTTAAAAAATATTGTAAGACAGTAAAGATATTTACTCCAAAGCAATTGATGCCTTTATTAGGTGCATGTGGGTTTGAAAATCTATATGAACCAGAACAAATAGTGAAGACTAAGTGGGACAAATATGTTCCTGCAATGTCAGCTCCTTATTTCTTAGGACTCGATGATCCTATGGAGGGTGTGACTTTCCCATATTTTAAAAAGAGAGCAAATCCTGTTCCAGAAATGAATAGAGTGGCAAATGGTAAGAAGAAGATTTGTATTCGTTGGAAGGGAAGTTCTCAGTTTGAACATGAGCAGTTCAGGAGTATTCCAATAGAAAAGATGTTGGGACTGGAAAAGTTTGGGCAGTTATTTTCTGTTCAATTGGAAGATAGTGATATACCAAAGAATGCCAATGTATGGGATCTTGCTCCAAGTATTAAGACATGGAATGATACCTATGACATATTTGAAGAGTCTGATTTAATTATTACATCTTGCACTTCTACTGCTCATTTAGCTGGTGCAATGGGAGCAAGAGTAATTGTTCTTCCTCCTTTATTGGGATATGTCACATGGGAAACAAAGGATATAAGATGGTATCCTGATAATGTTGTGGTATTGCAGCAAATGGAGTATAATAGTTGGGATAAGACTATAGATAAACTATACGAAATGATGGAGAACTGGGAATGGTAGATCCACGCACCGAAACTATAAAATATGACTTATTCCCTACTCATATAATAAGGAGTAAGTGTCCATCCATCACACCAGAGGACAAGCAAGAGATGATGGCTTGTACTGATTGGATGATAGAGAATAAGATGTATACTGATAACGACTTAACTCCTAAGTATCAAACCCATACAATATTATTCCGAGATGATGCACCTGCTATTTGGTTGAAATTAAAAGAAGAATTTTATAGTGCATGTAGAAACTATCTTAAAGCGGTTCCTGAGTTTGTTAGTAACCAACATGCCTTGCAATTTACTGGGTCAAGTGGATGGGCATATAAAGGATGGAAAGAATTAAATAAACAAGAAAGTAATCCTTGGCACGAACATATTCCTACATTTTTAACTGGTGTTTATTATTTGCATGATCCTGGTGATGGAACCACTGGAGGTACAGAGTTTCATGATCCCCGCAAGGCCGAGGGACAAGCAACTAGAATGCAGGAGATCTTACCAATAGAGAATACGTGGATTATATTTCCTGGTTGGTTGGCTCATCGGAGTATTCAACTTCCATTAGATGAACCAAGATATGTGATTTCAGGTAATATGTTTGTAAAAATAGGTGATGGGTTATCTAAATGAAAAGAGCAATATTTACATTCTATAATCTATCTCTTGATACTGATATTGTAAAACTTCAGGCACAGGTAGTTAATAAACTTAATACAACAGCAGATTTTCTTCCGTTATGTTCTCAGACACATGGAGAGGAAGTCATTCATCCTGATGCGGTTGATTATGGGTTTACTCAATTATTTGTAGAGCAGAAGTATGATACTGTTCTTTTATTAGATGTTGATTGTATTCCTTTGAATGCTTATGCACTTGAATATACGTTTGAGCAAGCAGAGAAAGGAAAGTTAATTGGTAATGTGCAGAGAGGAATGCATATGGATAATGATGAGCATAATTATGTTGCACCATCAGCATTTTGTTTGACACGTCAGATGTATGAAGATTTTGGAAGAATGACAGTGAAACCTGATCATAGGAAGGCTGATACTTGTGGATATTATACCTATGCAGCACAAGAAAGAGGAATAGATGTTGAGATGTACCAACCAACTCACTTCCAACGTAGACCAAAGGAAGGAGTCTGGGATCTTGGGAAAGGTCGTGGAGAATGGGGTATAGGTACTACATATTCAAATCATCTAGGAGTAGAAATGTTTTATCATTTATTCTCTGCTCGTGAAAAAATATATAATGTTTACTTTTATGATAAATGTGAGAAGATTGTAGGAATAAATAGGTTGAAAGGATCCTCTTAGGTATAATGGCAGAACTTAGACAAAATACTTGGTCATTAAATGCTTGGTATGATCAGGATGTGGCGGGAGATGCGAAATATGAGGCCGCAGGAAAATTATGGATGTGGGGGAATAATTATTATGGTCAATTAGGACAAAATAGCACTCTTCCTAATCCAAGTGGACTTTCATCACCAACTCAAGTAGGAACTGATACTACATGGACTAGGATAGCAAGTTATAGTGACAATAAGACATATGCAATGAAACAGGATGGAAGTTTGTGGACATGGGGATATAATGAAAAAGGACAATTAGGACTTAATGATGTAGTAGCACGTTCATCACCAACTCAACTACCTGGTACAGGGTGGCAGCTGACTCGTGACTCTTTCTTTGGTAGTGCTATAGTGACTCAGGCAATTAAAACAGATGGATCAATGTGGATATGGGGATGGAATGATAGTGGGGAATTAGGTCTTCCAAGAGTTGCACCTTATTGGTATAATATGATAGATAGATCATCACCCACTCAACTGCCTGGTACTTGGACTAAGGCTCAAGTTTCCAGTGGTCTGAAGAATGATGGAAGTCTATGGATGTGGGGAGATAATTTTTATGGAACATTGGGACAAAACACATCAGCATATGGTTCTCCAGTAGCACTGGGGGCTGCTTCATCTCCAGTTCAAATACCTGGTGACTGGAAGGATTTTTCTAGATCTGCTATACCACAGGGTTTCTGTAGTGGAATTAAAACGGATGGAACATTATGGACATGGGGAAAAAATGATGCTGGCCAAGCAGGTAATGGTACTCCTGGACAACCTGATTATCATCAACATTGGAGATTATCATCACCAGTTCAAGTAGGATCTGATGCTGATTGGGAGAGGTGTGCTTCTTACACATATAATAAGAATGTTTGGCAGAAAACTGATGGATCCATATGGTTTAGTGGTCCAGGACCAACAACTCAGAATTATGGGCTTGGTGGTAGATCTTCACCAACACAAATTCCTGGTACAATAATACCAGGAATAGATTATATTCTTGCTGGAAACGCTACGTTCTCTTTGGATAGTGCTACTAGTAAGGTATATTTTAACGGTCCTAATTCTTATGGAATAATGGGAACAAACCAACCTGCCCCTAGTTCTAGTTCTACTATGACTTATCTTCCTGATGTGTGGGATAAGTTTAAAAATACTGGAATAACCAAAAACCAACTAGGAATGCAATTTAGTGGATCAGTCGGTGCTATCGAAAAAACTTAACTAAATAGTCAAAATTATTTTATTATGCAACAACTTCATTATTGTCTAGGTCTTCCTAGAACGTGCTCATCAGTCATCATGAACATACTGAATGAGAATCCAAATATATTTACAACAGGCACATGTCCGATGCCTTATTTTATTGATGCGTGTATGAATAGATCTAATGACGTATCAGAGTTTATAGCACTAGATAAAGACGTATTAAATAAATCATATATCAACTTTCTACGTCAGGGAATGAAAGGATGGTTTGAGGCAATGACTGATAAACCCATTGTCTTCTCCAAGTCAAGATTATGGTCAGAGTGGCTTCCTCATACTTTTACATTTGACCCCAACTCTAAGTATCTGGTAATACTGAGAGACCTAAGAGATATCATCTGTTCATTTGATTCTCTTCTATGGAAGTATCCCCAAGTAGGTTATGGATCCAGAGATAACCCATTCTATCAAGAATCATTTGAGCATAGGATGGAGACTTATTGTACAGACACACAATCTCTTTTAGGTAGACCATTGCAAGTCCTTCCACATGTATTAGAAGTAGCACAGAGAAATCCAGGTAGTTTTTTCATATGTAAACATGAGTATTTTAATGAGCAACCCAGAGAAACATTACAACAGATATATCAATGGTTAGGAGAACCAAACTTTGAGCATGATCTTGACAATATTCCTGAACCCGATTATAAAGAGAATGATACAACTTATAGATCTCTTGTTTACCATAAGACAGGAACTAAATTAAAGAAGTTAGAACCACGGTGGCCAAAGATTATGACAGAGGAGCAATCTAAGGAAGTGATTGCAAACAACCAGTGGTATTATAAAACTTTTTATCCTGAAGCATTATGAATTATTTTAATCATTATAGGGTTGATATAGAGGGAACCTATATTATTACTATTAGAGGTAATGAACTTTCTGAGAAACTAACACACCAATGTATTGATTCTTGTGAAAAGGTAGGACAACCTAATGTTCGTCTATTTCCTGCATTTGATGCTACTAATTCTCCAATTGAACAACAAGATTATGATTTGGGTCAACCTATAGGTGAATTGGGAAGCATTAAGGTTCCTGAAATGCTTAAGGGTCAATCATTTCTTAATTTTTTAAGATTACGTAGATCGGATCTTTTAATGACTCAGATTGCGTGTTTTCTTTCTCATTATTCATTATGGTGTAGGTGTTTAGAACTTGATAAACCTATTGTAATCTTAGAACATGATGCGGTTATGCTAAAACCTTATCTAAAGCATCAATATTATAATAATATAGTATACTTAGGTGGTATAGAACAAGTAGAAGGGAATTTTCATTCTAATACTCCTATTCCTCCTCATGCATCGGATCAGAAAGGATTGGATAGGTTTATTTGTAGGGCTCATGCTTATGCTATTGATCCTGCGATTGCTAAGAATTTGGTAGCCTATTCTATACATCATGGTATCATAACCACTGCAGATGCAATTATGAGGTGTGACATGTTTGGAATTGTTCAAGATGGGCTATATGCTTATGATAAGAATTATGGGTTATCTACCATCACAGAAGATGGAAAGGCAGCGGTAGCATAATGGCTAGTATATTTGAAACTCAATTTGTATCTAAACCAATACCTGTTTTCTCTACTATCATTGAGGATCATGTAGACTTAAATAAGTATCTAAAGCAGGTTATATTAGAACACAGACAGAACAATCCAGAGACAACCAAGAGTAATGTCAAGGCATGGCACAGTTCATGGACGACTCATGTAGATAATCCGAAGTTTCAACCTGTAGCAGAGACTTTTCTTGCTGCGGTCAACTTTATTTCGGAAGGGTATTTTAATTGTGATCGACTTTTAACTAAATATGAAGTTGCCAATTTTTGGTGCATGATGTATGAAGATACGGAGTGGACAAAAAGACATAACCATTATCCTTCTGATTTTGCTGTTTGTTATTATGTTGATGTAGATCCTGGTTGTGCTCCTATTATTTTTGAAAGTGTAGTAGATGATGAAGTGAATCGTAATAATAAACCATTGACGATTCAACCACAAAATGGTATGCTTTTAGTATGGCCAGCAGAACTCCAGCATGAAGTTCCACCTACAAAAGGAAAGAGAATGTGTATTTCTATGAATGTTACTAAAGGTGATGCTATGAAGACAGTTATGGAGGGATTATAGTATGACGTTTGATCATGTACAACTACCAAATCCTGGTCTGACTAAAGGAGTGATACCTCAAGAGATATATCAAGCTCTTAACAAAGAGATAGTAGATATTCATAGTGATGATAGTAATACTATGAGGATGAATAAATCTCTTGCAGGTCAAATTACAAAAGAATATCAAATTACAAAGAGTAGACAACTTCTTGATCCGTACTTAGAAGATATGGCTAAAGCATATCAACAACAGTGGAATTATTATCCGAAAGAGAATCCAAATGATAATAAGTTAAGAGTAGAATCAGTATGGGTTAATATGCAAAAGAAACTAGAAGTAAATCCTCTTCATAATCATGATGGCACATTGAGTTTTGTTGCATGGTTGCACATTCCATTTAAATTAGAAGATGAAAGAAAGGTGGAAAATATAAAAAATTCAAGAACAGTAGAATTAGCATCTACTTTTCAGTTTGTTTATAGTCAGGTATTGGGTAATGTTGTAAATTATCCACTGTTTGTTGATAATGGATGGGAGGCAAGAATTGTAATGTTCCCTGCTAAACTTTTACATATGGTATATCCCTTTCAGACTAGTGATGATTATCGAATTTCTATTGCGGGGAATTTATACTGATGCTTCATATTATTACCAGAACATGTGATAAGGCTTCCATCCAATCAAAAAGGATTGTTAATAAAACGGAGTGTGCTCTTCGGTGTGTAAATTCTGTTCTTAAGAATATGGAGAATCTTGAGGATGTTCATTATCATATTATTGATGATCGATCCAGTGAATATTTTAGAGATAGTCTTAAAAAAATATGTGAAGAGTCAAAACAGAGAGTTACATTTGATTTTTTAGAAGATAGAGATACAGAAGGTCAAAATGCTCATATTCAATCAAGATTTTCTGTAAAGGTGGCTTATGATTACATTTATAATTTACCTGATGAAGATTTTGTATATATTGTAGATGATGATCATCTTCACTATCCTGATGCACTCAAGAAGATGCTGATATCATGGGAATATCTAGATCACTTAATAAATTTTATTATCCCTCGCAATGAATATAGAAAGAAATTATGGGCAAAAGGAGTGAGTGATAAGGATACGGACTGGGAAGTAATCAATTTTAATGACAGAACTGATAGGGATGTGGGTATCTTTCCTCAGTGTTTTGTTCAGATGTTTCCTTATGATCAAAATCCAACTCTTGACTTTTATGTAAGACCTTGTGTAGTAATTCCTACACCCACAGGTTATTATAGAACAACATGGTATACTCATGAGACATTTATGCTTAAGGCAAAAGTATTTAAAAAACATAAAGAAATTTTTGATCGATTACAAGTAACAGGAACTCCTGCAGCTGGATGGGAAGGTGATACAATTAGTGAGTTGTGGAGTGAACATGTTGAAATGTTTATGCCTTTAAATCCATCGGTGATGCATATGTCAGTTTCAAGAGATCTTCCCTTTACCTGGCAACCTGCAGATCTTATGGTGTTATGGGACGATAACGTAACCCCATATTCATTACCTAAAAATTCAATTATTAAATTAAATGATATGGAGATTACTTTATAATGAGAAAACTTATTCATGTGGTTAATATTAATAATTTCTTTCCAGAATTATTTGCATTAACATATCCTACGATCAGAGCTTATGCAGAAAAGTATGGTTATATGATTAATATGATAACAGAGAGAAAGTTTCCTGATTATCCCCTTCATTATGAGAAGTTTCAGGTGTATGAGGATGGTAAAGAAGCAGAGGTGAATATTTTATGCGATGCAGATATGCTAATACATCCAGAATTTCCTGATGTAGTTACTAGATTAAGAAGAGATTCGATTGCCTTTAATGATAACTATAATATTAGTTGGAAGTATCAGGTTGAGAAAATACCATGCTTTATGCGTGATGGTAGAGATGTGGGTATAGCAACTAATTTTGTTGTAACATCTGATTGGACACATGATGCATGGAAACCTATTCCATTAAGTGCAAAAGAGATTGAAGATCTTGCAAAAAAAGAAGTGACTGAGAATGGTGATGGTTATGAAGGAAGAGGATGGGGACACTATGCGGATGAGTTTGCAATATCTTATAACCTAGCGAAGTATGGACTTAAATATACTGGAGTTACGTGGGAAGATTGGATGAGACCTTGGCTTGTACATACAGGTACAGGTGACAAAAATGAAGCACTTGAGATTGCAAGGAGAACATTAGCACAATGGGCAACTTTAGAGAACTCTTAGTTAAAATGCATGGAGAGAGGACAACTCCTCCTCAGTGGGGTGCATATAGTAGGAAGCATCAAAAATCTATTTGGAATGGAGTACCTGAAGTAGGAAAGACTATATTAATCGATGGGGAAGCTGGGATAGGTGATGAACTATTTGGTGCAAAGTTTGCTCATAATTTTGTTGAAAAGGGAATGAAAGTTGTTTTTGCAACTAATTATTGGTCATCCTATAATGTCATTGCAAGGATAAAAAGTATTAATAAGGTAATTCATATGACTGAGGTAGAAGATTTTGATGATTATGATTACTGGGTTCCTGTGGGTGAGGTTCCTGTTGCATTGAATCTAACTCAGGATCAAGTTCCTATTCATCAGTATTTTGAACCTACTGAGGAATATCTTACTAAATGGAAAAGGATTATACCTCCAAGTAATAAGTTTAAGATTGGAGTGAGGTGGACGGGAAATCCTCATATTGAAAGAAATGGTGGCATAATTCCTGCTCAGTATTTTGAAGAGTTGGGTTCTCTTCCGAACGTTGAGTTATATTCTTTACATAAGGATGATGGAATTGATGATATACCCTCTAATGTGATTCCTCTTCATGAACATGGAAACTCATGGTTTGATACATGGGATGATACATTTGCTGCAATTTCTCAATTAGATTTAACCATTAGTTGTTCTACTAATATTCCCATTGTATGTGCAGGATTAAATAAACCTATATGGACAGTGGCTCCTATTGGACCTAGCAATCCTTATTACTTGTGGTTGCAAGACTTTTGGTTTGGTGATAAAATGAGAATATATACACAGTCAGTACAAGGGGATTGGAATCAACCCTTTGAAGATGTTAAAAATGATTTATTAAAGATACTATGAACCGTAGAAATTTAATTATTGTTGATGATTTCTTAAAGAATCCTGATGCTGTTCGATCCTATGCATTAAAACAGAACTTTGAGTTATTTGGAGGAAAAAATTGGCCTGGTAGAGATAGTAGTGATACTCATGGTCAGGAAGAAATGACTCAAGCATGTTCTGAAGTAGTAGGACAACAACTTGCCATTAAACCAGAGAACAAGTGCTCTTATTTTAGACATACTAAAATAGGACAGCATGGTTCTCAGCATATTCATTTTGATCCTAATCCAGGATTAATATGGGCAGGTGTTCTTTATCTTACTCCTATTTTTCATCCAACAGCAGGTACAAAGTTTTGGAAGCATAAAGAAACAGGATGGGATACATCTCCTACTATGGAAGAAGCTTCTAAGTATGGTATAAATTCTCATAAAGATATGTGCCAGTTTTTCAATACAGAAGGAAATGATAAGTCTAAATGGATAGAGACTGATAATGTTGGTTTTAAATATAATCGTTTGGTTATGTTTAATCCTGCTCTTTGGCATTCTAATGGTGATTGGTTTGGAACCACTGAAGATGATTCCAGATTAGTTCAACTCTTTTTCTTTCATGGACCCTAGAGAATGTGGTGAGTGTGATTTATGTTGTAGATGGTTATCTCATGATGTCTATGGGCAACAGATAACCCTAGACAGTCCGTGTAGGTTTATAAAGAATGGGTGTTCTATCCATAAAAACAGACCTGCACATTGTAAGAGATATGAATGTATGTGGTCACAAGGAGTTCTACCTGAATGGATGTTTCCTAAAGATATTAGAATCATCGTGAGTGTAAAGGATTGGCCACATGGAAGAGGAAAATGGTTAGAGTTGATTGATCCAGAGAATAAAATGAATGATGAGATATTTGAAGAACTGCAAAAACTAGAAGTACCGATTCGATATAATAATAAATTATTTGGTCCACCTGAATTTACTGAATTTATAGAAAATTATGACAGAAAAAATAGCCATATTTTACCACCTGTATCAGACTGAAATATCAGGTTTAATATATCAACAACAGATGCATAGGTTAAGAACATCTGGATTGATGGATGCATGTGAGTTTGTTCATATTGGAACCGTAGGAGAAAATGAACTTTTTTCATTACCTGAGAAAGCAAAAGTTCATAAGAATGAAAGACTTACTAAGGATGAGGGTGAGACAGTAGAGTCAATGTATAAGTTCTCGAAGGATAATCCAGATTATAAAATATTATTCTTTCATGCAAAGGGAGCAAGCAGACAATTTGTTCCTCAACTTCATGCATGGAGATTATTCTTAGAGTATTATGTAATTGATAAATGGCAAGAGTGTATCAGTTATCTTGATGAATATAATACAGTGGGAGCCAAGTTAAGAATGAAACCTTACCCTCATTTTAGCGGTAATTTTTGGTGGGGAAATTCAGATTATCTGGCTACATTAGATGAGAACTTTTTGTATACTCAAGGAGAACATGGTAAAATTGATAGGGAGTTGATGATTGGAACTGGACCTAAGTTTGATCCTTATAATATTCATCATGTTCACATAGACACCAACATGTATGATACAATATTTACAGAAGACAATTATATATGATCAATAGACTTGAAGTTTCTAAATTAAAAGCGGAGTTTATTAAGGGACAACCATTTCATCATGTAGTAATAGATAATTTTTTTGATGATGAAACTGCTATGTCATTGAGTCGGGAGTTTCCTGATTATAATTCTGAGGTGTGGTATGTATATAATAATCCCTTAGAGAATAAGAAGGCTTGTAATGCATGGAACCTCTTCCCAAGGAACTTATATTCTACATTTTGTTATCTAAATTCCCCTTCCTTTATATCTAAACTACAGAAGATTACTGGCATCAAGAAACTATATCCTGATGTAGGACTGCATGGTGGAGGGTTGCACATGCATGGTAAAGGTGGTAAACTGAACGTGCATTTAGATTATTCTATTCATCCTAAACTGAAACTTCAAAGGAAATTAAATCTTATTGTTTATCTTGCAGAGAACTGGAATCCTGATTGGAAAGGCCAATTAGAGTTCTGGTCAGCAGATAGAAAACAATGCATAACTTCCACTGATACACTCTTTAATCGTGCAGTAATTTTTGATACGACACAAAACTCATATCATGGACTACCAACGCCTCTGGAGTGTCCTGAGGGGTGTTACAGGAAGAGTATAGCAGTTTATTATCTTACTGATCCAGTGGAGAATTGTCCTGTTAATTCAAAGGCAATATACATTCCAACTGAGGATCAGAAAGATGATCCTGAAGTGAATAGAATCATCAACAAGAGGGCAAGTATGGTAACTGTAGACGAGGTTTATCGTGTTTGAATTTAAAGCAACACTAAATCAATTATTTCCTAGTTTAGTTTATCACACTCCTTTTTTAACTAGAGATGAGTGTGAAAGGTATATTAAAGAGTTGGATGATGTAGAAAAATATTCTCCTAATATGCAGGGCAATCCTTATCACACTGAAGATAAATTGCATCTGTTAAATGATTCTTGGAAAAAATTGAGTGATAGAGTTATAGAGGTGATAAATTCTGTTGCTGATCATCAGAAGATAAAAAGAGATTCTTTTTACACTACTTGTATGTGGGCTAATATTTCTCAAGTAAAAGAATATTTTCATAAAAAACATGTTCATCCTAATTCTTTTTTTAGTTCAATAATTTATCTCCGTGGTAATCAATCTTCTTCGACTATTTTTTATGACCCAAGATCTCAATCAAAGGTAATCCAACCTGACTATTCAGAAATTAATGATTTTAATTCAACGGCTTATCATCTTCCTTTTATAGAAGGTTCGATGGCGATCTTTCCTTCTTGGTTACCCCATAGTGTATCTGGTAATGACAATGATAATCATCATAGAATTACGATTAGTTCTAATTCCATGATGCATTCTGAAATTACCAGACACACTTCATACTTAAAAATCTGAGGACTATTATGAGTATAGTATGGACTAATGGAACATTTGACATCCTGCACCCTGGCCATATACAACTGTTTAAAGTTGCTAGGTCATTGGGTGATAAGGTTATAGTTGCTACTGATAGTGATGAGAAGATAAAGAAAGATAAGGGTGATCATAAACCAGTGAATGATTTAAAGTATAGAGTTGCTATGTTAGAGTCAATTAAATATATTGATGTAGTATTGACATTTGGTGACAGACCAGAACTTGAAGGGTTGATTCAATTGTACAGTCCTGATATACTATTACTTGGTGATGACTGGAGGTATGGGGATGTGGTGGGTAGAGAATATGCGAAGGAAGTTAGATTCCTTCCAAGAGTGGGAGGTTATGCAAGTAGTAACACAATTAAAAAGATTCACAATCTATGAGAGTATTACTGATCGGAGATAGTTGCACTGATGTGTATGTTTATGGTGATGTCAAAAGACTGAACCCTGAAGCACCTGTTCCTATATTAGAACCTAAGAGGGAAGATAGTACTAAGGGTATGGCTTGGAATGTTTTTGATAACTTAAAAGCATTTGGATTGTCTGTTTTTATGTTGACCAATGAAGAAAAGATAATTAAGACGAGATATATTCATGAGAAATCTAATCAACAGATACTCAGAGTAGATAATGAACCAGAGATAAAACCATTACCTTATGAACCACCATTTATTGAGGATAGGTCTGCATATCACAAACCACCTCATGTAGTACCACCTAAAGATTGGTATGATGTGATGGTTATCTCTGATTACAATAAGGGATATGTAACACAAGAGAAGTTATTTGAATTAGTTGAGTGGTTTGAAGGCCCTGTGTTTGTAGATAGTAAGAAAACAAATTTACCTGTTAGTTGTTATGTTAAGGTCAATGATATTGAATATGAAAGATTGCAAACTAAGAATGATAATGTTATTATAACTAAGGGTGGTGAAGGCACTGAGTATCAAGGTAAATTATATCCCGCAGAGAAAGTAAATGTGTTTGATGTGGTTGGTGCAGGTGATACGTTCCTTGCTGCCCTTACCTATGGATACTTAAAGTATGGTACAATAGAGGAAGCAATACCTCTTGCAAACAAGGCAGCAGCAATGGCTGTATCACATAGAGGAACTTATGTATTAACGGAGGAAGATGTCAAAAAGATACTGCATTGATATTGATGGTACGATTTGTACACCAACTGTGGGTAGGGATTACCATAAATCAAAACCTTGGCAAGATAGAATCAAGGTACTAAATAAACTCTATGATGAGGGTAATCATATTATCTACTTTACTGCACGAGCAATGGGTAGGTTTTCTGATCAACCCCATTCTATTGCTGCATCAAAAGCAAAAGAAGTTTTATTTGAACTCACTGAAAAACAATTGGATGATTGGGGTGTTAAGTATCACGAATTGATTATGGGCAAACCACATGCAGATTACTTTATAGATGATAAGGCATGGCCTGATAAGGTATTCTTTGATGATAAACGATGAAAGAGACTAAACCAAAATTTGTACCTAAAGGATGGGGTTGGGAGAAATGGATTGCCAACTCACATGAGTACTGTGGTAAGTTGTTGTTTATCAAAAAGAATCATAGATGTTCATGGCACTATCACATATTGAAAGATGAAACCTTCTACCTACAGTCAGGTAAGATTCATCTCTTTTATGGTAAGACTGATAACTTAGAGGACGCAAAGACTATGATATTAGAACCAGGTGATAGTTTTCATTGTTGTAGATACACCCGACATCAAATGGTTGCTATTGAAGATGCAGAATTGTTTGAATTTTCTACACAACACTTTGATAAAGATTCTTACAGGGTGATAGCTGGAGATACTCTTTAACACTAATAAACTTATGATCCCATTCTTTCTTAGCACGAGTGTGGGTTTGATACTTACCTTTTAAGTGCTCTGGGAATGGGATATATTCTATTGTACCGTTATATTTTTCTGCTACTAGTTCTCCTACTGTTTGGAAACTTATTGGATCACTCGTTCCTAAATCATAGATACCTGATGGTTTATCATTATTAAGAACAGTCTCTACTATATCCCCTACCCACACAAAATCCCTCCAGTAGTTTCCAGATCCTTCAAATAGTTTGAGTGCTCCTGTTTCTTGAAGTTGTTTGGTAAACTTATGAACAGGGCTTGCTTGATCTCCTTTATGATCTTCTCCATCTCCATACACATTAAAGTATCTAAAACTCTGGATAGATGAGAACTCAGTCATGTGGTCTTGAATATAATAATCCATCTGCAACTTGGTGATTGCATAGTAGTTGAGTGGATTAATTATACCTTGTTGTTTACCATAGACTGATGCAGAGGAGGCAAACTTGACTGGTATTTGATGTTGTATTGCTTTCTCAAATAATTCTATACTATACCATACATTCATACGGTGAAGTTTATCTAAATCAGTCTCTGTTGTATCTGAGATTGCACCTTGATGTAGAATGAGGGATACCTTATCCCAATCCTTGAAGAGAGATATCCAATCCCATGCATCTTTCTCATTGACAGTTATTATTTCTTCTTGTGAATGTTCAATGAGATATTTGAGGAAATTTTGACCTATGAAACCCTTTGAACCTGTAATTATTATCATATCTTTTTCATTAGATTATAACAGAGATAAATAAGAAAAGCAAGTAGTATTATGGTTGTCGTAATATGCCATCACGAAAAGCCCAATTAGTTTCACCCTTATCTGGAGAGTATCTTAGTGTTCCAGGAATAAGTGTAACAGGAGTTATCACTGCCACAGGTGGAATAACTGGAGTAGTAGGGGTTGCTCAATCAATTGCTGATGGAGCTGATTTGGATCTGGGAACGGTTACTGGAACTACTTTTGTTGGAGATTCTATTGGTACATATAGAGCAGCAGGACTCACTAATACAGGTGCAGGTACATCTAATTTAAATGTAGGAGTGGTTACTGCTACAAGTATTTCAGGAGTGGTTACAGGAAATATTACAGGTACAGCAAGTAGTATAATCAGTGGAGCAAATTTAACAGTTGGTGTTGCTACTGCTGTAACATGGTTAGGGGATGGATCAGGACTTACAGGTGCTGGTTCAAGTGCATTTATAGGACAGGCAGTTACTGCTCAAGCAGGTACTACTACAATTGATTTAAGTAGTGGTAATATAATTAATTTTACTCATAGTAATAATACAACAGTTGCTTTTGCAAATACTAGCACGGCAAGTAGAATTACTTTTATAAGAAATGCAACAGCAAATACTATTACTTGGCCTGATAGGATTAAATGGAATAATGGATCCACACCTACGTTATTTGAAAAAAACGGTGGATATCAAGTTTTTCGTTTAACGACTGTAGATGCGGGAACCACCTATCAGGCATGGGAGGAGTCTGCATCTCCAGATGGATATGGGATGTTTGTGTATGGATATAGTAATAGTGGTAGGTTAGGACTTAATGATAATGTCTATCGTTCATCACCAACTCAAGTAGGAACTAGTTTTGATTTCACAGGTTTGTGGCAGGTTACTTTTGGTGGTAATTCGAGTACCTTTCAAAAAAATACCAATGATCTTTTTGTGGCAGGATATAATGGTACTGGACAATTAGGACAAAATGATAGAACGAGTTATTCATCACCAAGACAAATACCTGGTGTATGGACTCAAGCGACACTTGGGGAAAATAGCATGAGGGGACACAAAGGTGGAAGTACATATGTATGGGGATCTAATAATTATGGACAATTAGGACTTAATGATAGAAATAATCGTTCATCACCAGTTCTAATACCTGGAAGTTGGGATTCATCTGCAGGTAAAGATTGTATAGGAAATAGCACTACTTTTGCAATTAAAACTAATGGAACATTATGGTCATGGGGAAGAAATTTTCTTGGAATTTTAGGACAAAATCAAGGAACTCCATCTCCTGGTTCTCCTGGATCAAAGTCATCACCAACTCAAGTAGGAACTGATACTACATGGCTTCAAATGCTTCATGCGGATACCACTGCAACAGCAGCGATCAAAAACAATGGAACACTATGGGCATGGGGATATGCTAATCCTGGAATGTTAGGACAAAATAATGTAATAGATCGTTCATCACCAACTCAAGTAGGAACTGATACTAATTGGAGTAGATCATTTATGTTGAATAATTGCTGTGTAGCAAGCAAAACAAATGGAACATTATGGGCATGGGGAAATAATGGATCTGGAAGATTGGGACAAAATAATCTAACAAATTATTCATCACCAACTCAAATAGGAACTGATACTACATGGACTCATGGGAGTTTGGAAGGTAGTTGGAATGGTGGTGGTTTTTGTAAGAAAACTGATGGAACATTATGGTGTTGGGGATTGAATAGTTCTGGACAATTAGGACTTAATAGTACAGTAAATTACTCATCACCAGTTCAAGTAACTGCATATAGCGATGCTTGGCTGAAATATGGAAGAATGGGTGGTTCTGCTAATGCCATTATTAAGTAAATACCTAAATAACTAAAAAAAGATATGAGTCAGACTAAGGCACAATTAGTAGCACCGATTGGAGTAGTAACCGCACCTGGACTTACTGTTACAGGAGTTACTACGGCGACTTCTTTTGTGGGTAGTGTGACGGGTACAGCTAGTAGTATTGTTGCAGGAAGTGATATAATTGTAGGAGTAATGAGTGCAACAGGGTTTGCAGGTGATTTTACAGGAACAGCAACAGGAATTAAAACATCTTCAAATTTGAATGTTGGTGTAGTTACTGCCTTAAGTTTTGTTGGTAATGTAACGGGAAATCTAACAGGCTCAGCAGGTGGATTGTCTGGTGGTGGGGATATTCATGTAGGAGTAGTTACTTCTGTTGCGATGTCAGGGGATGGTAGTAATTTAACAGGAATAGCAGCATCTGCTTTTACTTCTCAAACTGTTCCTACAACATCATTTTCAATAAATGTTACCTCTCCTGCTGGTGGAAACTATACACTATCTGGTACTGATAGAAATGGTGTAGTCAGTGGGAGTAGCGATCCCGCAGTTACTGTTGAGATAGGTGATACACTTAATTTTGTTGTGGATGCTTCAGGACATCCATTTTATATTAGAGTATCAGATGGTGGTGCAAATGTAAGCACTCCTGCAGCGACCAATCAAGGTGCTCAAAGTGGTACTGTTTCTTGGACACCTAACACTGCTGGTACTTATTATTATCAGTGTGGAAATCATCCTGGTATGCTTGGAACCATCACTGTAACTGCTACCACCACAATAGATTTAAGTAAGGGTAATAATATACTTTTTAATCAAACTGCAAATACAACTATTTCCTTTGCAAATACATCAACTACTGAAGCTATTAGTATCCTTAGAAAAGATGGAACAGGGACTATAACATGGCCCTCTAGTATTAAATGGAATGGTAGTTCTCCTCCTATACTGGCTTCATCAGATCAATCTAATGATTGGAATTTGATTAAATTATTAACTCGTGATTCAGGTCTAACATGGAGAGGATGGGAGGAAGCAAAGAATGAAGGAACTTTTAATGCATTCGTTTGGGGAGGAAATTATTATGGAGGATTAGGACTTAATGAAGCATTACCAGGTGCTTATAAATCATCACCAACTCAACTTCCTGGTGTTACTTGGGCAAAAGGTATGGCAGGTGGAAGCGGCGGTTTCTTTTATGGAAGTGGTGCAATTAAAACTGATGGAACATTATGGGCGATGGGATTTAATTATCAAGGAGGATTGGGATTAAATGATACAACAGAATATTCATCACCAACTCAAGTGGGAACGGATACTACTTGGGATCAAGTTATAACCACTTGGAAGGCTAAGGCAGCAATTAAAACTGATGGAACAATGTGGGCATGGGGATCTGATGTATATGGAGCATTAGCACAAAATAATAATGTAAAATATTCATCACCAGTTCAAATACCTGGCACATGGAGTGAGAGGGTTGATGGTTTTAGCACCTATGGAATTAAAACTAATGGAACATTATGGTCATGGGGAGGTCAGTATAAAGGATCATTTGGTCGGAATACAGGTAATATTACGTATGTTTCATCACCAGCCCAAATCGGAGCTGATACCACATGGGCTACTGTAACAGCACTGGTCTATGGTGGTGCTGCAGTCAAAACTGATGGAACATTATGGACATGGGGATCTGGTAGTGATACTAATTTTAGAGGAGCATTAGGACAGAATAATCTATCAAATTATTCATCACCAACTCAAGTAGGAACCGATACCACATGGGGAAAGACAAATGCTACTCATTCTAGCATTATTAATTATGCTATGTTTAATATTAAAACTAATGGAACATTATGGTCATGGGGAGAGAATATGAATGGAGTCTTAGGGCATAATGAGCATCCATCAAGTAGTGTTGGTGGTACTGACTATTCATCACCAACTCAAGTAGGAACTAGTAGCGATTGGAGTAAACTAGCTGGTTCAGGTTATCACATGAATGTACTTAAAACTGATGGAACACTGTGGGTACTAGGGGGATGGCGAGGTGGAGGAGAATTAGGACTGAATACTATAAGTCCAAATAGAATTTCATCCCCAACTCAACTACCTGGCATATGGGATGTAATGGATAATAATGTTATAATGGGGGGAAGTGGAACCATGATGAGAAAACTAACGAATTGAATCTTAAGTGATTTATATAAATAACTAAAAAAGTAATATGAGTCAGGAAAAAGCCCAATTAATTGCTCCTATTGAAAACATTACAGTTACGGGAGTAGTAGCAACAGGAGTTATTACTGCGACTTCTTTTGAGGGGAATGTGACTGGAAGTGCAAGTAGTATTATTCAAGGAGCAAATATAGTTGCAGGAATAGTAACAGCAGGTCTTAATACCACTACTGCTTTCTCTGGTAATTTGACAGGTAATGCAGGTGGTCTTTCTGGTGATCCTGATATACATGTAGGAGTATTGAGTGCTACCAGTTTTGTAGGAAATGTAACAGGTATTGTCACGGGTAGAGCAACAGGATTATCTAATACAGGTGCAGGTACATCTAATTTAAATATAGGAACTTTTACTGCAACTACTTTTCATGGGGATGGATCAGGTTTAACTGGTGTTGCAGGTGCAGCATTCTCACAACAATCTATTGGTATCACATCGGCAACTACAGCAATAGATTTAAGTAATGGTAATGTAATACATGCTAATCAAAGTGCTGATACTACAGTTTCTTTTGCTAATACTGCTGGTAGTAATGAAATATATTTCATAAGAGAGAAGGATGCCACAACCACTGCCAGAACCATTACATGGCCTACTACTATTGAATGGGATGGTGGATTTGAACCTACTCTAACAACAATTAATCATTCTGGGGAGGCTCAAATATTTAAATTATGTACTACTACAAATGGTGAAACGTGGTACGGGAAGGAGGTTTATAAAAATCAGGGTGGATTCAAATTTTTTAGATGGGGACAGAGTGATTATGGGCAATTAGGTCTTAATGATAGAACAAGTCTTTCATCACCAGTTCAGGTAGGGGATTCTAGTGCATGGAGCAGTGTGACTGGGAATGGAACTCAGCAACTGGCAACTAAAGTTGATGGAACATTATGGACATGGGGAGCTAGTTCGGTAGGAGGATTAGGACTTAATGATCAAGTACATCGTTCATCACCCACTCAAGTAGGAACTGATACTACATGGAATAGAACATTCCCTAATGGATCATATTCTGGTGCTGCTACTAAAACGGATGGAACATTATGGGTATGGGGAAATAATTTGTATGGAGTATTGGGACAAAATGGAGGACAACCAACTTCTCAATCCTCACCAGTTCAACTACCTGGTACTTGGTCTGCATTGAGTAATAGTGGAGGTGGTATAGCTACAATGGGACTTAAAACTAATGGAACATTATGGTCATGGGGGTATAATACTTATGGAGGATTAGGACTTAATGATAGAACAAGTCGTTCATCACCAACTCAAGTAGGAACTGATACTACATGGAAAGAGGGAATAGGTACAGGTTTTGGTTTCTTTGCTGCTGTTAAGACTAATGGAACCCTATGGACTTCTGGATATAATACAACTGGACAATTAGGACTAAATCAAAGTTATGTTCCTAGTAATGCTAATACTAGGTCATCACCAACTCAAGTAGGGACTGATACTACTTGGAATAAAGTAGATTCGTCAGGTTCTAGTTCTATTGCAACCAAAACTGATGGAACATTATGGTCATGGGGATATAATGCTAGTAGTGGACAATTAGGACTTAATGATATTGTAAGTCGTTCATCACCAACTCAAGTAGGAACTCAGACTACATGGGAATCTCTACTACACGTAAATTCTGGTTATATTGCAACCAAAACTGATGGATCATTATGGTCATGGGGAATTAATTCTCATGGACAATTGGGACATAATCAACCACATAATACAAAGATTTCATCACCAACTCAAATTACTGGTACTTGGGACATTTCTACAATAAATGCGATGTATAGTAATTATGGTGGAAATGCTTTTCAGTCTTAATCTGATCTGATATAAATACATAAAAAGTAGTGTAGTAGTGAAGAATGGCAACACTTAATTTTCCAGATAATCCCACGACAGGTGACGTTTATACGGATAGTAACTCTGGCTTTACTTATGAGTGGAATGGAACAGTATGGATAAGCACAGATCCTTCTACTGCATCTAATATTAGAGAGATTGATGATATTTCAAGTGATTTTGATGGTTCAGATACAACCTTTACGTTAAAAGTAGCAGGTGTCAACGTAGAACCTGCAAATGTTCAACAACTCATCATCAGTGTTGGTGGTGTGATGCAAAATGCTGGAGATGACTTTACTCTCTCTGGTTCAACACTTACATTCACTACTGCTCCTCAATCGGGATTATCATTCTTTGGTACTCTTTTAGGAACTGCTTTATCACTTAATACTATTCCTGATGGAAGTGTAGGTTCTGCATCTCTTAAGACAGAAGACTTTACAATTGGTGGTTCAGGTAATACAGTCACAATTCCTGGTAACCTCACAGTTCAGGGAACTGAAACTATTATTAATACTGAACGACTTGATATTCAGGACAAGACTGTTGGTATTGCCTCTACGAATGCTCCAACATCTACATCTCAAGATGATGCTGGTATTATCATCTATGGACAAACTCATGTAAATATTCTTTATGATAGAGATAAAGCAGCAGTAGGTATCAATACTGCTTTGAGTGTTAGTGGTGTTGTAACTGCTACAAGAGCTCAGATTGGTACAGGAGTAACGATTAATAATACTGGTATAGATGCAGGAAATGCGGGTATTGTAACTGCAGGAACGATTACCGCACCTGCTGATTTAATTATTTCTGCTCCTAATGCTGCAATTAGACCTCGCACAGATCAGTTTACTGTTAAAAATGCGGCTAATAGTGAAACATTGTTTTATGCTGATGCTAATAGTGCATTTGCTGCTTTTTATGATAATACCAAACGGTTTGAAACGGCCAGTGATGATGGAGGTGGTGGTGTTATAGTTACAGGTAAGATTGTTGGTACTGCTGTTACTGCTAATGATTCAACTAAACCATCTCTTGCTTTACATACAGGGACAACACTACGTGCTGATTTAAGTGCCAACTCTGGTATATGCAGTATTAGAAGTTATGCTAACAATCCATTTGCCATAAACGTTGGTGGTTCTGGAGAAACTGAAGCACTTCGCATCGATTCAAGTGGTCGCTTGATGGTAGGAACAACTATTGAAGGAAATGATGATGCTGATGAATTAACACTTAACGGTACAAGAACTGGTCTTACGATTCGTTCAGCAAGTAATGATTATGGAAATATATTTTTCTCTGATGCAACTTCTGGCACTAGTGAATATGCAGGAGCAGTTCAATATTATCATAATGATGACTCGTTGATATTTAAAACCAGTTCAACAAATAGATTTACCATCACATCAAATGGTGGATTCTCCTTTGATAATGCTCAGTTAGTAGAGAGAGTAGAGATAACTGCTGGTAAGTTAAGTAATAATACTGATATTGATCTTGCAGATGGTATGGTTCATTACTTTTCTACTACTGAGACTGGTACATCCACCCCAAACATCAGAATTGATGGTAGTAATACCTTAAACAATGCAATGGATACTGGTGATGTCATCTCTGTTACTCTTATAACTACTGCAGCCGCTGCTGCTTATAGTGCTGCATTAAATATTGATGGTAGTAGTGCAACAGTAGAGTGGAGTGGGGCAGCGGCTCCAAGTGCTGGTGGAGCAAGTGGTCTCGATGTTTATGCGTATACGATTATAAAAACAGGTAGTGGAGCATATAAGGTATTAGGAAACTACACCAACTTTGATTAAGGAGGACTAAACAATGAGTAACATATGGCATACAAAAGAAGAGCCCTTCTTAGGATTGCAAGGAATGGGAGGAGGTGCGAGTTCTCTCATGTGGACAAGTAGTGGAACGACAAAATATAATCTATTTACATGGGGATCTAATGCTTATGGAGAATTAGGTTTAAATCAGGGATGGAGACCAGCAGACAATCCACTACCTTCTCAACCATCTAAATCCTCACCAACTCAAATTCCTGGTGATTGGTTTGCCGTATATGGAGGGAATGGTTATGAGAAAAGGTGGCAAATGGGAGCAAAAGATGAGGAAGATACGTTATGGACATGGGGCAATAATGGTAATGGAGTATTAGGACACAATGAAATGGATGATCAACCTCATAACGCAAATAAATCATCACCTACCCAAATTCCAGGAAGTTGGAAATTTGCGGGGGCGGGTAACGAGTCTGCTCTAGGACTTAAAGATGATGGACACTTATATGGATGGGGTGCTGGTTCCTATGGAATATATGGCGGTGGTCATCCTCAACCTACCGTATACAATGTAAGTTCTCCTTGTCAACTTGGTAGTCATTTTGATCAGTCTGGAAGAAATTGGGTAGCAGATACAAAAAAATGGAGTATTAACCGTACCGCTTACTTTTTGATTAATGATTTAGATGAATTATGGTGTTGGGGAAGTAATAGTAAAGGAGCATTAGGGCAAAATGAGTCATTCAATCAAATGTATTCATCACCAGTTCAAATACCTGGAAGTTGGTATTCAGTTGATTGTCACTCACGAGGTAATAGTGTTTCTGCAATTAAAACTGATGGAAACTTATATTATTGGGGTTCTAGTGCTGAGTATATTCCATGGCCCACCTCAGCTCAGGATCGTTCATCACCAACATTAATGCCTGGTGGACCTTATATTCGTTCTTCGATGAGAAGTGGTAAGAATGGTAATATGATTGTAAGAAATCCTACTGCAGGAGTAGCAGGGAGTCCAACCAGTACTATGTGGTATATGGGTCAGGCAGAATATGGTCTTAAAGGAAATAATGATACAGCAGGTTCAGCACCCAATGGTTATGGTACTATATCATCACCTATTCAAATAGGTGGCCCAACGAGTACGGGTTGGAGTAGGTATGTTGAAGTAAACCATTTTAATGCTGCATGTGCTATTAAATATGATGGGACAATGTGGACATGGGGAAGCAATAATTATGGACAATTAGGACATTCTCAATCAGGATCTCCCACCCAACCTTGGTTTCCAGGTCCAATGAGACTGGGTGTGTCTAGATCATCACCAACTCAAATACCAGGTACATGGGGTAATGTGGCCGCAGATGATACCAAAGAGTATATTCTCAAAAGGAGGATGGGTTTCAGTGCGTTACAAAAACAATAGATTGACCAATTGAACAACTGTCACACAGCCCCTTGCCAGAAATGGTGAGGGGTTTTATAATACCTGTATTCGTGAATGATTATGCAACTCACTGGTTCTGAAAAATTGATTTTCATCACATCCTTTATGTTTCTTATGAACTGGGGTGTGCGTGTATCTCAACTGGTGATTAACAATGCTCTTTCTTAGTCACTCAGGTTACAAGTATTCCAAGAACAGGTGTGAGAGCATCGTGACTTGGTTCGTGGATAAGTATCTCCCACGCCATAAGATCTTCGTGAATGTAGACCATAAGGGCCTACTCAGGGAAGGTGTATTTGGTTGGCAGTGGTCTACTGATTCTGATTGCAGACCTCGTGAATTTGAGATCGAGATCCATAATCGCTTGTCAGTGGAAGAATACACCAAAACCCTTTTACATGAACTCTGGCACATATTACAGCATGTGCGTGGTGATTTAAGGGATAAGCGTAATCAACGCCTCTGGAAGGGCATAGACCACTCTCAGACGGACTATAGTGACCAGCCATGGGAACTAGAGGCACAACACATGGAAAACGTATTATATGAAGAATATACAAAGGCACAGATATAAAGATAAAAAGATATTTGAGACAAGAACATTATCTTTTGATCCTTATTCTTATTCTGAAATAGATTTGGTGATAGGATTGATTCAAGACAATCTTACACCAGATTTACTTAAAGGAAGGAAATCGTTAATGTATCCTAGTGATGTATTAACTAACAAATATTATGGTCATTGTTATCATTCATCACAGGCCTTGCATTATCTGATGGACTGTGATATACTTACTCCCATGAGTGGAGAAGACTATCGAGGTGAAAAGCACTGGTGGTTACAGGATGGTCAAAAGATCTATGACTGTACCGCAAAGCAATACCTTGACAAAGGAAAACTTCCACCCTATAATACAGGAAAGAAATCAGTTTGGTATGGTTGGAAACAACGACCACAACAAGTATCACTAAACTTGACAGTTCGAGTATTAGGTGATAGATTACTTTCAGATGAAACAACTTGCTTTTAGCAGACCGTTTCATAGTCCCAATTTATGCTAACCAGCAAGGAGAAACAAATGTCTATTAGAAGACGTAAAGGATTTGGCCCAGATCAAGTTATTGATCTTGACAAATATGAAAATCGTTGGACTGAAGAGGAGAAACAATCTCATGTCAAACGTGGAAAATTTATTACATTTAAGTTTTTAGATCTAACAAAATATGGTGGAGATTCTTATCACCCAGATTTATTAAACATTGCTATAAGATATGATGGCAACAGGGATAATGCAGATGAAGGGATATGTAAGTCTTATAAAAAGAAAGGATGGCAGTATGGCCCATTCCCCCCTATCGTAGATATATCAGATGTACCTAAAGATGGACGTACAAGGATAAGAGCTGCAATTAAGGCAGGAGAATCATTCATTGTTGTTGCAGTGTTTGATTATCCTGAAGAAGAGGATGAAGAAAAAGCCTATGTTCAATCTTTATCTGAAGGATTAATAGGTAATGATGATCTTATCAGTCGTCCTACTAAATACAAAGATATTTTTGAAGCAGGTCTATCTGCTGTCAAACATGGAGGTATACCTGAAGATGATAAAACTGCAATCGCCAAACTTGTAATAGAGGAATTTGAAGCGGAAAGGTTTTTAGATTCTAATGAAATACCTTTATTAGTAGATGATATTTGTGAAGCAGTTGCAGCTGGTCAAGATGCAATTTGGTTGCCAACTAGGGCAGAAGTGATAAACTATCTTAGTAAATCTCCTGATGTTCCTAGTGATGCGTGTTTAGAAGGGGATGTATGTATCAATGGTAAAAAAGTATTCGTGTATGCAGCACCCAGTAACACTAATCAAGGTCGTTTATGGGGTAAACTTGCAGAAGAAATACCAGAAGAATCTTATGTAGTTCTTTATACAACTAAGAGGATTCCATCAAAGATTAAAAAGGGATATGAGGATTTTGTGGAGTCTGTTGATAAGAGGTACGAGGAGTGTTTTGAAATTGTAAATAGGACATGCGATCAACATGGTGGAATGATTAAGTTTCAGGCTCCTACAAAGAGGCCTTGGGAAATTCTTGGAGTTATTCCTCAATTAAATAACGATGAAACTCACGATTCACTAAAGAAAATGAATCGTTTGATTAAACTAGAGGACTATTGTTAGATTGTCACAAGGGGGATTTACTTCCCCCTTTTTTTATGTTATACTATCGTTAATTCAAATCTTTCAATGAAATCTGAATTTCTCTACGTCAAACCTAAATCCAAAGAGGCTAATTCTCGCTTCGTAAATAGGATGGATAGGTTACATTCATGTAGAATAGATAAACGTGAGGATGGTAGAGTATTTCTATCATCTATCTCTGGTCGTTATCTATTTTCGATCATGGAGAGTGATGACAAAGATTGGGAGATTATTAAATGAAAGACCAAAAAACATTAGATCAAAAGTTAACTCCTTATGAGAGATGGGATGCTGCTCATGCCATCTTTATTGAGTCGTTAATGAAACCTGACAATCATCTTCGTAGTTGTGCATATAATCAACAATGTTATGATGACTTGATGCAAATTCGAGACTATGTTATTGAGATGACTCAAAATATGCACAACCCTAGAAAATTTATTGAGGATTAGTTATGATTAGTAAAGAGAAAGTGAGGAATCAAGTGAAGTCCAGATTTTATTATCTCTTCTGGGGCATTGCAACATTCTCTGTGGTAGCAGGCCAATTATATGTTGGATCAGGTTACAGAATGTTTGCTCAATCATTAAATAGAATTTTTGATACCATTGAAGTTCAAGTTAGTGATGATTATGAGAGATATTATTAAATAGTGTGACCTGACTCTAAAGAGATTATTAAAGTCATAGATATATTACATATATTATGTTATAATATCCTCACATACCACCATAAAACTATGATTAACCTAGACGAGCGTTACCATTCTTACCTAGACGGCAGTAAAAAGATGAGAATAGATGGCGTTGAAGAAAGGGTTAAGGCATATGGCTGGCACTGTGATGGTAATGACATTAAAGGGCATTACGTCATAACAGAGAATTTTCAGTTGTTTTATAATATGGAAGGATTATTTACAAAGATGGTGGCACTTCGGGAACTGTCCACTGTTGCTTGACTTTCCCTCGTGAATGTAATATTATATAAATGTTGAGAGGGATACTACAGGGTAACGTCCAACAGACTTCGCACGTGCTGTGACCCACTTCTCAACTGCTGCAACCCCCTTTGGTAGTTTCAGGGTTGGAGGCGATAGGAAACTACTAACACACAACACACAGAAACGAGGAGATGGATGTGCCTCTGGGATCGCAACCCAAGAAAGAACTAACATCCGCTAGCCTTTTTATTACTTTATCAATGGCATACCATCACGAATGGAGTCAATCTTACATCAAAGGGTTGACGTTTGAAGAGCATCACGTTAACAATGAGTGGTTCAATAATATGCTCACTATGTTAAAAGATGATGGCGAACTTTATGTGCCAATTTTAGACAAATCATTCAATAAATCAGGTGAGGAGGTATCTTCGTGAATAAAGATCATTTAAACCAAACCGATGAAATGATTGAAAAGTTTATTGGTGAATGTGAAAAGGAAGCAGCTGCGTTAGAAATCACTGTTGATTACTACATTGCTGAGTTTCTTATTTGACATTTAGTACCCTATCGGTTATACTGATAGGGTATTTTAATATATACAATTAGTTTGGAGTTTATTATCTAATGACTGAAAGATTGTGGAAGATTCAAGAAAATTCAACAAATGGTTGGACAAGTATTGATCCTAAAACTGATAACCTAACTAAATCTCAATGTGATGAGTGGTTAGAGCAATATATTGATCAGGGAACACCACCTGATAGATTAAGAGCAGTTCCAGCTGGCACTCCTGATGACGGACTCGCATCATTAGACCAATAATGTATGAACCTCAAGTAGATGATTACGTCATTTGGAATAGACCAAATGGAGACATTGAAGAGGGTTGGGTATATTTTAAGGGTGACCCAGTTGATAATGAAAAACGCATAAAACAAGGATGGAATACTATTTCAAGGTATATTACTATTGAAACTAATGTTAAACCAAAACCAAATTGCGTGTATACAAGTGGTAAACCAATGAGACATAGAATGATTCATACATTATTACTATGCGTGGAAAATTGTTGGCATGAGTTAGAATATGTAAAGAATAGAAGAGAACAAGCAAGTGTTGATATGTACAAATCACAAGATGGTAGGCCCTCTGATTATTGATGAAAGATACTATTTTATTTGGTGATTGTCGTGAAACACTATCACAAATTGATGAAAAGGTGAGGATGTGCGTAACATCTCCACCTTATTATGGTTTGAGAAATTATGGTGATGAAAGTAATCAAATAGGTCAGGAAGATACACCAGAAGAGTATATTCAAAACCTCGTGGATATATTCCGCAGTGTTAGAAACTGTTTGAGTGATGATGGTACATTATGGGTGAATATTGGTGACAGTTACTATAACTATCGTCCTGGAAAAGGTCAATCATATCCTAAACAGTCAGTATCTAAAACTAAGCAAGATTTGCCTGATAAATGTAGCAAACGTGGCAACAAATTAGAGGGACTAAAAGAGAAAGATCTCATTGGTATTCCGTGGATGTTAGCATTTGCATTAAGAGCAGATGGATGGTACTTAAGACAAGATATTATATGGCATAAACCTAATCCAATGCCAGAAAGTGTGCGTGATAGATGTACTAAATCCCATGAGTATTTGTTCCTCTTAAGTAAGAACAAGAAGTATTATTACGACAATGAAAGTATCAAGGAACCAGCCAAAGATTGGGGTACTCGTGATAGAACTAAAGGAAAATATCACAATAAAGGTACAGGATTACAACCCCATTCTGGACTCACTAAATCATATCCAACAAAGAATAAAAGGTCTGTTTGGAGTATAACAAATAAACCATATAAGGGTAGTCATTTTGCAGTATTTCCACCAGATTTGATTGAACCATGTATATTAGCAGGCTCAGAGAAAAATGATATTATTCTTGACCCATTTATGGGATCGGGAACAACAGCAATGGTAGCTAAATCTCTAGGAAGATATTACTTAGGGTGCGAATTGCATGAGGATTATGGTAACTTAATACAAGAACGAATGGGTGTGACAGTTGACAAAGTGGTACATAATGGATTGACTAATGCCTTCAATGACTTATAATGAAGGAGTCCAAACAAATAAACCAATTTGACAGCAGCAACTTCTACACGCAAGACACGTACACGCAAGGCAACCACACCTCGCAAGAAAGTATCAACAACTGCTAGAAAGTCTGCTTCTAAAATAAATACTTCACCTGCACAAATTCAAGTGGATGATGTAACGGAACAGACCAAAGTTGAAGCTAAAAGTGTTAAGTCCTTGCTAAATGATTATCCTCGTGATGGTTTATCTTTAATCTTGCTCCCTATTTTATACTTAGAAGCAGGAGTTAAAGAACTCTTAAAACTGGTACAACCAGTTAAGTAACTGTCACAAGCACCCACACAGGGTGCTTTTTTTATGCTATCATAGCTATATGAAAAACACTCACATCGAACACCCCGAAGATTCAATTCTTACAGGTGATTTATCCGTTCTGGATTGGTTTGTCGTTGAGAGTAACATTTCAGCGAAGATTGACGGAGCTCCAGCAATAGTTTGGGGTACTAATCCTGCCAATGGAAGATTCTTTGTAGGCACTAAATCTGTCTTCAATAAAGTTAAAATTAAGATCAATCATTCACATGAAGAGATTGATACTAACCATCAAGGTAATGTAGCCACTATCTTACACAAATGCTTTGACAATCTACCATTTTTGCCAGGCATTTATCAAGGTGATTTCATTGGTTTCGGTGGTAACGATCACTACACACCTAATACAATAACTTATTACTTTGATGAGGTTATTGATGCAGAAATTATCATTGCACCTCACACATATTATGAGGCAAAAGATGATTTAAGAAATGCAGTTGTTAAACCTTATCAGTTTGATTTAAGGGATACAGAATATACTAAATGGGTCAAACCTCATGTAATACTTAGTGATGATAGGGAAACTATCATTAATTCATGCAACTTTGCTAGACAAATTGCTACTTTATGCGATTTTGTTGATGTTAAGAAAGCAACTAGGATTAAGAAGCAGTTGAATAAATGTATTCGCAATGAAATTGAACTTGATGATTTACTATTAGATGCACTCGCAGATGATAACAACTGCGACATAAATGTTCTACGTTTATGGAAGTTAGTAGAGTCAATCAAGTTACAAATGTTTGATTATATCGATAGGTATGATGATGTTGATTGTTACATAGGGGAGAGTATGTGTGATCACGAGGGCTATGTAATCTCTAATGAGTTTGGTACATATAAGGTTGTTAATCGTGAGGTATTCTCTTTCTTTAACTTCACAATGGAAAAAGCATGGTAGTGTGACAGTCAGCAAGCTGTCTACATTTACCCCACAATACCCTAAAATCGGTTATTATATAGAAGTGGAGGGGAGAAGGATCTTAAATGACCTTGTATTGAACGAGGTGATCGCACTACCTCCACACTTTAAACAAAATGAGGTTTTATGTCCACATTATCTGAAAGAGTTCTGGACTGGACACAAACCTATTGTGATTCATTAACAGAAAACTATAAGCAACATTCAATAAGAATGTATGCAGGTTCTGATTCTGACTACTCTAAAAAGCAGTTAGAAAATGTAAAGAATGGTACTGCTAATCTTACCACCTTCGTTATCAAGAATGGTCGTAAGTATTACAAGATCATGCAACGTGAGTTTGACACATTCCAAGATCGTAATGAATGGAAAGAAGGATGTGTTCATGCTTTTGTTGATAAGAATACAGGTGAAGTTTACAAACCTGCTTCTTACAATTCTCCCGCTAAGTATGTAAGATTTGATATGAGAATTATCAATCAACGTGAGCAATTACACAACCCATTCTTTACAGGATGGGCTGGTGGTTACTTATACTTAAGATAGGAGATTATCATGTTTAAATCACAATCATTCGGAAGAATCTTTTGGGTTGATGATAACGATGACTTCAAATCATGCCCACAAAATGTAGATGGAACTGGTGACTTTGACGCTGCTGATTATGTATCAGAGTGGTCAGATTGGGAGGGAGTTAATATGGAAACTCTCCTTAATATTCACCAGTCATGTGTAATTAACAAGCAAATTCATTCAAACTCATTAATCTTGGAGGGTATTTAATTATGTCAGAACTATTAAACAGTTACACATTTGAAGCAAAGAAAATTGTTTACTATTCAGTAACAGTTGGTGCAGAAAATAAAACTGAAGCAAAGAGAATTGCAAAAGATTTTGAACATTGCAAACATTATGAAGAGGTTGAGTATTGTGATGGATATGAATATAAGGTAGGTAAACTATTAGAAACAACTGATGAAAAGTGGTTAACATGAACAAAGATCTAAACAAATTGATGAGAAGTTATCAATTTAAGTTGGTAAGAACTACCAAACATTATAAATGGGAGGGGCCAAATCGTTCTGTTGTTTTTACATCAAAGACTGCATCTGATAGAAGGTCACTCAAGAATATTAAGTCAAACATTATTAAACAATTAAACCATGTTAGTTGACTTAAATAAAGATGAGATTAAGTACATCGTGAATATACTTAGTCTCAATAATGCGGAGTTAATGAATAAAGAGGAGACAGATTTCTCTTCTAATCTTTATCTTAAGCTGCGTAATCTATCCACTGTTTGTACATGTAAGGAGGACAATCAATGAAATGGGATGTTAAACTATTCGTTGCTGGTAGTATGTTTACAGAGCAAGTTCATGCCACTAATATGCAAGATGCTCGCAAAACTGCACTAGCACGTAACCCTACTGCACGTATAGTTTCTGTTACAGTATCATTTAAGTGACCACATTCTGAAGTGTCACAAACCCTATTGACTTAAGTGTTGATAGGGTTTATTATATTATTAAGTCGCAAAATGCCATGACAAAGTTACGTCCTCATCAGGAAAGAGTTGTTAACAGTTTACGGGACAATTCCAGAGGGCAAGTTATAGTTCCCACTGGTGGTGGTAAGACTCTATGTATGATCAAGGACGCACAATCGCAGTTTAATAGTTGTGATTGGGATGTAATCCTTAAAGATCCTGATAGAAAGACCATCGTAATTGTAGCTCCACGTATACTATTAGCACAGCAACTTTCCGAAGATTTCATACAATTTCTAGACGTACATCCAATGCTTCAGTATAAAGTATTGCACGTACATAGTGGTGAAACACATCACTTTTCAAGCACTAATCCTGACACTATATGTGATTGGGCAACCTTTAATTACAGGTACAATAAGTTAATCTTTACCACGTATCATTCTCTTCATAAGATACAGGATTCAAAGATTAACATTGATACTTTATACTTTGATGAAGCACATAATAGTGTTCAGAAGAACTTTCAGCCCCCTGCTAAGTATTACTCAACCAAGACAAATAGCAGGTGCTTCTTTTTTACTGCCACTCCTAAACATTGCTTGTCTGATGATAAGATAGGCATGGAAACTGAAGAGGTTTATGGTAAAGTATTATGTGATATTCCTGCTCCTGAGTTAGTACAACAGGGACACATATTACCACCTAAAGTTGTTATCAAGAAGATACAAAGGGAAGACGATAGTAGACTCAAATGTGAGCATGATTGCGAGAACTTGTTATCAACAATCGATGAGCAATCTATGGACAAGATATTAATTTGTGCAAGATCTACTGCACAAATAGTATCACTCACATCACAGACTAGGTTCTGTTCAGAGTTAGAAATGAGAGGCTATTCTTGGATGTATATAACATCTAAGACTGGTGCAATCGTTGATGGTAAGAAGATCAACAGGGAAGAATTTTTCACTACATTAAACAAATGGGGCAAAGATTCAACCAAGAAGTTTGTAGTTATGCACCACAGTATTCTCTCTGAAGGTATCAACGTAGCAGGATTAGAAGCTGCATTGTTCTTACGCAACATGGATTATATCACTATTAGTCAAACAATAGGGAGGGTAATCCGTAAGGGTAATGTAAACAAACAGTTCGGCCTCGTAGTGATACCAGCATGGGATAGAGTTGGTATCAGCACCTCAAAGCGAGTAGAGGCCGTTGTTGATACTATATTCAACAAGGGACAGGCAGCAGTATCAGTGGTCAGATCATGAACTGTCCACTATTCTCCCTATTGTCCTCAAAATGATGTATTATAATAGAGTAGTCAAGCAAAGGTATTTCATGGAAATTACTTCAAAAGATGGAAATATGGTTGTTGACTTCTATCCTGTAAAGAATTGGGATGGTACATTGATCAGCAATCGTATGCTAAAAGTATTATCTTTCAGAGGTGATATGCAAAAGAAAATGATAATAACTCGTGATGAGTTTGGTAGTCAAATAAAAGAGTATATTCACCACTATAAGTATAAAGTTACATCTAAGTATTCACCAGCACAATTTGTTACTTTGGAGGGTTAATCATGCGTTATTCTGTACACTGTCCTTCTGCATCTTTTGAAAATAGTTCTTTCATTAACCTCGAAGATTGTTGGGGTTTATGTTTAGAATTATCGGAACAATATGGATATGCAGAAGTTAGACATGGTAATTGTTTACTTGGTTCTTATACAAATGGAGGCTAATTGATCATGTCATGTATAAACAACGAAGCACTACTTGAAACTTTGTTTGAAGAAGTTTGTGCAGAATATCCTCAATTTGATGAGGAACAATGCGAGTCTATTGCTAAAGCAAGGTTTGAAGATTACTCAAACTAATTGATAACAATGTGGAATGACTATGCCACTAAAAAGACAGTCACTTGTCGTAATTTACTTTTTATTATGTCATTAGACAGCACACAGTTTGTATCATTCAACTTCGCAGAATTCCTGCTAGATAATGCAAACAATGGGAATGAAATCCTTGCTGTATTAGATGATATTGTAGAGGTGCAAACAGCCCTCTAAAGTATCATCAACCAACGGGGCAACGGACATATTGAGAGTTTGAATCTCTCATCTATATGTACACCCTCTTGCCCCATTTTTCCTTCATTAACTATCATTATGTCAGAAGACATTCTTGAACAACTTAATAAACAAGAAGCACAAATCTTTGATCTTCCAGAGATGCAAGATAACAAAGATTTCGACCTTAATTCTTACTTAAACTCTGATATTGATTACTAATGAACACAACTATTCGTTACTGGTACAATGATACTCAGCAGTGCAAATATGCAAGGTTTCCTACATATCAACAAGCACTAGATTTCATTGAGTTACTATCAACAATCAACGTAAGATCAGAGGTTAAGTTATACTAATGGTTTACGTAATTGGCCTCCTATTTGTTATTTTAGTGTGTGCCTTTGTATATTACCTTAAATTATACAATCCGCACCCATAACCCGACCAGTTCATAAAGTGTCCACTATTCTCCCTATAGTGGGCATTTTTTGCTATTATATAAAGGTGGGAGAGACACCACGCAACATTCACTCTAATTCTTCATCACATGCGTAAAATCGAAAGAGCCATGAACTTCGCTATCTCTAATAAGGGTAACTGGAGCTCATCTAATACTCAGGTTACTTTCAACGAGTCAACCAACTGCTCAAACGTTTTTCTACATGGTCACAACATCGCAACAGTAGACCACTCTACAAATGCTGTAAAGGTTTCAAGTTGCGGATGGCAGACTGTCACTACTAAGTCAAGATTAAATGCTATACTTAGTGAGGTAAAATACGGTTGTTCAGTATTTCAAAAGCAGTGGAATTGGTACGTTTCATTCCGTGGTCAGACACAAGATTTCATGGATGGAATGATACTTTTAGATACACAATCACTAGAGGTGGCATAAACATTGCCCCTCTTTTTTCTGTCCTTTATTATTACAAACTCATGCAGCCACTAACTACAACTGAATACAACGAAGTTTGCAAGAGTTATGAAAACTTTGGTAGCAAACTATTTGATGAAATGTTTATAGGTTATGATGACGATTCTGTCTCATATCTTTATAATCAAGACTACTATTTTGGGGGTGCTAAGTAATGTTTATCGTATTTACTTCACCTAATCAGTTCGTTAAAAGTTATAATGAAGCATGTAATATTGCAGATGCTCATTATCAATCAACTGGTGAAATCGTAGCAGTCGAGAGATCAGAACATCACCCAATCGGAGGTACTAACTAATGCAAATCACATCACAATCAGGAGCAGTAGTTATTGATTACTATCCTACAAAAACACGTGCTAATGTTAAACTGTATGATCATGTTCTACAGATACTAACATTAAATGGTAAGACTTTCCTTAAGAAAGTAATATCAACCGAGAACTATATCAATGATGTATATAATCGGATACATAATTTTAAGTTCATTGATAATAACGTAGACCACTCTAATTTACATCAGTTCATCACACTTAAGGAGGTAAACTAACAATGACATTTGAAGATTCAATGCACAAAGTAACATTATCTGGTAGTGAAATCTCCACAATTCTTTTCATATTGGAGGGATATAATTCACTTGATAGTAATGGTTATGACCCTGAATGTAGAGAGGATGTTGATAATATCCTTGAGAGATTAGAGGAAGTTGCTGATAACTGGGAAGGACAATTTGCAGAACCAAAAGTAACAATAACTCCCCAACAATTAGAGGGTGATATAAGTACAGTTACAGATGATGATTATGCAGATAAAGTTGATACATTAGTAGGTAATATGGTGGCTTCAGATGATAACGTATATACCCATGATTCGGAGGGTTGTTAACAATGAATGATCTTAATCCTATTGAAGTTAGTAACAATGTTTCACTCACACTTTCATACGATGAGTTACATCAAATGAGTAGATTGTATGAAACATTATTAGAAACCGACCATGAATTTCATCCCTTAGTTGATGACGTATTCATTAAAATCTTGGAGGCAAAATAACAATGAAGACAATGACTAAGTATGAATGGAACGAGCAATTTTACAAAGAGTTAGTAATAGATTATAATTACAGATTCCCCAAGTTTATGGAAATTAGTTACCCTAATCACAAGGAGGAAAGTATTAATGAATAACTCAAATTCCCTCCCAAGACGAGATGCGAACGCCGCCGATTTTAAGACTCAAACTATCAACAACTGTAATGTCACTAGGTATACACGAGGGGGCAAGAATGGGAAGCAATTAGTATGCCCAGAATGTGATAATATTATAAGGATATATCACTTTAACTTCAGCGGATTAACATGTCCTCAGTGTAAACAATCAGTAGCCAAATACGATTGGAAAGTAAGAACAATTCAAGATCAATTAGGGTCTGATAGTAATACTGAGGAGGAGCAATCTTATGTTGATTCTTTACTCACAGCAGGTACAAATACATGACTCAAAACTATACACGACATGGTAGAAGTCCTGTAAGTAAACAACATTTAGAGAGTCTAGATTGTCTTGATAAAGCATACAATCAAGAGGGTATATCAGAGGGGGATAAAAGATTTTATTGGGCGAAGATTCAGCAGTTAACTAACAGTCTTACAGAGTAGTATAGCCACTAAGTATTAATGAGGTTTTCCACAGTTTCTAACACTTTCTGTGGAAAACTTTCTATTTTAATGTTATTTTGGTCTAATAAATAGCAAATTAAATATAGTTATGCTTTCTAATCGTTTTCCACAAGTTATCAACAATGGGGAGTTAATCTGTGGAAAAGGTATCAAATAGTGTGGAAATAGTGTTGATAAAGTGTCATTCTTATAGTGATCTTAGCGAGTCGATTATAACACGAACTCGCTTAAATTACAAGACCCTCGATGTAATTTTGTGGATATAATAACAAACCAGTTCAGTATAAACTTAAACCGATAGTTTTAGTTCGTTTGTATTAAGTTTTCCACATAAATATCATATACTTAGTTGACAGTAACTCTCCGTTATGTTAGACTAACTCAGTAACACTTACACAAGGCTAATTCCATGTCAGTTCTTTACAGTCAAGCGTCAAAGAGTAAGTATAGAATAACGTTGGAATTAGAGACACTAAGTGACTTTAACCCCCATGATATTAGCTGGGAGAAAGTATTTGAATTACAAGACAATGAGTGCTGCAAAAGTGTTATCGAAGACATGAGTAATCCTGTCAGTTGGTAGATACTTAAGACCGACAGTTTGCTCAGAGTTATTGTTACAAACTGTGTGGGTGCTATTTGACAGTTAAGGCACGAATATGCTATAATTGTTATATGCGTATTGACAGTATTATGCGTTGTTCGTTGATGCCGTGCCGTGGGGCGTTGCTAAAAAAAGATAGAGACCCTAACCTACAGAGGTGACAATTCGAGATGTATATATAAAAATCGCCAAAATTTTTCCGAGGTAAAACCCCCCTTCACTACCTTTTTACCTACTTGCAATTATGTGGATATTGATATATAATAAGTGAAGGACGATAACACATGATGTACGACGAAACTACCTATCACATCTATGCACAAGATAGATGTCTTTATGCCAATCTTCCTGAAGACGAATTTGAAGAGACATGGGAGATGTTAAAGGTGATGGTAGGGTTGTTAAAGACAGACTATACTGAGAGAGACTTATCATATATTAAACTAGGGCCTAAGTGCGGCGTTGGAGGACCAGGCAGAGTTACTTTAAACAAACCAGAGTGGGAAGAGGATTCATATTAATGGAAAGAGGTGTAAATCCAATATTCCCTTTACCTCTCTTTTTAGATGAAGCACAGGATGATGAATATACAGAGGTACAGAAAGAACTTACTTGTGCTAAGAATGAATTAAAGTTTAATGATATGGGAAGTTATATGATATTGAATGAAGATCCATTTAGTACCAATTTCTTAGTTACTCATAAGTGTAATAAAACTATTAATCTTATAAACAAAACAGTTGATAAATTTCTTAAGTCTCTATATGGTGAGTATAATACGGATGGTACTGTTAAATGGGTTATAGCAGAATCATGGATGACAAAGACGAATAAAGGTAGATGTGCAAGAGTACATTCTCATGGTCCTGCAGATATATCTGGAGTTTATTACTTAGATACAAATGGTAATGATGGTAATTTAATACTCTGTAATATGCATAATCAACTGCAGGGTAATATGTTATTGTGTCAAATAATTGAAAAAGGAGATATAAAAATGCCATTAGAAAATGGAATGATCTTCTTATGGCCTGGCCAGTTAAAACATTATACTTTAGAAAATCAAACTGATCATGAAAGAGTAAGTGTAAGTTTTAATATTAATTTAAGTAGAAAGGGATTTGATACGTTATATTCTTAGTTCGGTAATTACATCATTTCAATTAATTATTGACATTATACATATAATCAAGTATAATTGAATTGTAATTACAAAACGTTATGGCAAAAGGATTTACTGTTAAGACAGTCCCTCCCAAGAAGGCTAAAGAACCTGAATGGGATTATGATGCAATCAAAGCAAGAATGAAAGGTAAGAAGATTGTATTCTGTTTACCAGGTAGAGGATGTTCATTTATATTTTTAAAGAATTTTGTACAGATGTGTTTCGACATGGTACAAAATGGTATGAGTATTCAGATCTCACAAGACTACTCATCAATGGTTAACTTCGCAAGATGTAAGTGTCTAGGTGCGAATGTACTTCGTGGTCCTGATCAGTTACCTTGGGATGGTAAACTAGAGTATGATTACCAACTTTGGATTGACTCGGATATTGTCTTTACTTCAGAGAAGTTCTGGCAACTGTGCGATCTTGCACTACCTGCCGAAGACTCAGAGAGAGAAGAGGCTGAGATATGCGGTGGTTGGTATGCAACAGAAGACGGCATGACTACCTCAGTTGCTCACTGGTTAGAGGAAGATGATTTCCGCAAGAACGGTGGAGTCATGAATCATGAAACCGTTGAGTCAATCTCCAAGCGTAAGAAGCCTTTCACCGTAGACTACACAGGTTTCGGTTGGGTCATGATTAAGAACGGAGTCTTCGAGGATAAGAAAATGACCTATCCTTGGTTTGCTCCGAAGATGCAACAGTTTGAGTCTGGAGCAGTTCAGGACATGTGTGGAGAGGACGTATCGTTCTGTCTAGATGCGATTGATGCAGACTATAAGATCTGGTGCGATCCTCGGATACGTGTTGGTCACGAAAAAACTCGTGTTATTTAACCGTCGTGTCTCGTTTAACTATGGAGGATAACTAAATGGCAATGCGAAGTCCACTCGGTGGCGAACTCATCGAAGCAACGCCGAAAAAATCTCGTCAGGGAAGAGGCAAGCATAGTAAGTATGCGGCAACCTCTCGTAATAAGGCTAAAAAACGCTACCGTGGTCAAGGTAGATAAAAAAAGGGGGACTCTTTATGAGTCCTTTTTTAATTACTAAAAACTTAACATGGACAATGTAGAAATAATGTTTTCCATTCCTCTTATTCACTATAAGATTGAGAATTGGGAATATAATAAAAAAAGAATTTTAGATCTTCTTCCTCCTGAAGACGGAGATAAAGGTAAAAAGCATCCTAGTTATAATCAAGATAAATTAACAACAGATTGGGCCACATGGGAAAGTGATACTGATGTGTTACCACCTTATGCTCCTGTTTTAATTGATATTATTAAGCCATATCTTAAAAAGTTTGTAGGTGATATACCAATAAGTTTTACTGACATGTGGTATCAGAAATATTATAATGGTTCATCTCATAATACTCATAATCATGGAGCACTTGGATGGTCTTCTGTGGTTTATGTCGAGTTTGATCCAGAAGTACATTTAGCAACTCGTCTTCTTTCTCCCTTTGGTAATCATATTGATGGCACTGTAATGGAATATTTTCCCAAAATAGAAGAAGGAGATATGATTATTTTTCCATCTTCTATTTTCCATGAATCAGGTGTCCAGAGAACAGATAAAAGACGTACTATTATTTCTTATAATATGGAAGGTCTAGAAAGAAAATCCCGATTTATACTAAAATAAATAAATAAGACTCGAAATATAGAAATGCACGATTTTTTAGACAGCCTACCTAATCAACAATATCAGAAAATGCTTCGAGAGATAGCAAATGACTCGATTGTACCTAAAAAGGGGGATAAAAAAGTAACAAATGACCTCTATGAAAAGAAAGAAGATGATGATTTTCATGAGTTGTTAAATTCTTTAGAATAATACTGCTAAATAAAGATATATTTGCCCGTTTATAGTGCCTGTTCAACGCATAAGTAAATCATTTAAGGATATTAGCATGTCCTTTCAGGTTAATCCGTTAACTGAAGACCTTATTGCGATTAAAAATCAGACTGCTATTGCTCGTTCTCTTCGTAATTTAGTGCTTACGGCACCAGGAGAACGATTTTTTAATAATAATTTGGGTTCAAGAGTTAATGAATTACTCTTTGAGAATATGGATGATATTACTGCATCCTCAATAAAGGGTGAAATTGAGAATACTATTAAAAATTATGAGCCTAGAGTTAAATTGTTATCTACAAAGGTATCTGCCAATCCTGATTCATATGAATTCGATGTTATCATCACTTATGAAATAGTTGGAATAGATGCACAAGCACAACAGTTATCATTCGCATTACAACCAGCAAGATAATGCCCCTAGTTAATTTCGCAAATCTGGACTTTGACCAGATAAAAACATCAATTAAAGATTATCTTCGATCTAATTCCAATTTTACGGATTATGATTTTGAAGGATCTAACCTGTCAACTATAATTGATGTCCTTGCATACAACACTTATATCACCTCATACAATGCCAATATGGTATCCAATGAGGTTTTTATCGATAGTGCAACATTAAGAGAAAATGTTGTATCTCTTGCACGAAATATTGGATATGTTCCTCGGTCTAAAAAGTGCTCTCAAGCTAATATTTCCTTTTTTATAGATACATCGGACTATGCATCTGTACCTCAAACCATAACTTTAAATAAAGGGATAGTTGCATCATCATCTGATTTCAATAATGAGAGTTATACCTTTGCAATTTTAGATGATATAACAGTTCCTGTCTCAAATGATGAGGCTGTATTCAATGATATTCCAATTCAGGAAGGAGTTTACATTACTTCGACCTTTACTGTAAATTCATTTGACCCCGATCAACGGTTTATTCTGGAAAATGCGGGTATTGACATCTCTACAATGAGAGTAATTGTAAAACCATCCGAATCTTCTACTGTTACACGAAAATATAGTCAATCTGAGAGTCTATTTGATATAAATTCTGATTCTCCTGTTTATTTTATTCAAGAAATAGAAGGTGAAAGGTATGAATTGATCTTTGGTGACGGAATTTTTGGTAAAAAGTTAGAAGCACCTAGTTTTATTGAAGTTTCTTATCTTGTAACTAATGGATCGCTTGCAAATGGCATCTCAAATCTGAATTTTAGCGGAAAATTAACATCTTCAAGAGATAATACTGCTGTAAATTCTGGAATTTCCGAAATTACTACTCTTAAAGATGCTTCTAACGGTGAAAGTATTGAAAATATTGAATCAATTAAGAAATATTCTACTAGAATTTACTCTTCTCAAAAAAGAGCAGTAACAACTGATGATTATGAAGCAATTATTCCCTCATTATATCCTCAAACCGACGCTGTATCAGCATTTGGAGGGGAAACATTAAATCCTCCTCAATATGGAAAGGTTTTTGTGAGTATAAAACCTTCAAATGGACTTTATTTGTCCAATATGATCAAAGATAATATTAAAAGAGACATTAAAAAATATACTGTAGCAGGAATAGAAGTAGAAATCACGGATTTGAAGTTTTTATCAGTAGAATTGGGTATAAAAATATATTATAACTCTAATTTAGCAACATCTGGTAACAATCTCATTACTCAAGTATTATCTAATGTGTTGAAATATGCAAATTCTGCGGAAATGAATAAATTTGGTGCGAGATTTAAGTATAGTAAACTCTTAGCTGTGATTGATAATACTAGTGATGCAATTACTTCTAATATTACTACCGTTACCATGAAAAGGGATTTGAGAGTATCGTTAAATAGTTTTGCGGAATACGAAATTTGTTTTGGAAATTGTATTTCAGTTAAAAGTTGTGATGGTTACAATATTAAATCATCGGGATTTAATGTAGATGGAATTGCAGGTACAGTTTATCTTACCGATCACCCAGATCCACATTCTACTTCTACAGGTACTATTTCTTTAATACAATTGACATCCTCTACTCAGGCTAAAACAATTAAAAAATCTATTGGTATAGTTGATTATAAAAGAGGGGAAATTAAACTTTCTCCTATCAACATAACTAATACTCTTGTTAATAAAGGGTTCCCAGTTATTGAAATTTCAGCATCTCCTTGTTCTAATGATATTTTAGGTCTTCATGATTTGTATTTGCAATTGGATACTGACAATATAGATATTAGTGCTATTTCAGATATTGGTGATACTCTGGAAGACACTACTCCAACCTTAGTTCGTGGAAAATTAAATATTCCAGGTTCTACAAGTTGTGATACACCAGATAATACTGTAGTTAGTGCCACTAGTCCTACTACAACCACCTCCAGTGCCTCTACAACAGCAGCAACCACTACTTCAACTACATCTAGTGGTGGAGGCGGTTCATCATCTAGTGGTGGTGGCGGTTCATCATATTCTTACTAAGATCAAAGTATACAACAAATGATATCAACAGATCTCCAAAGAGTACAGATTCAAAATATAGTTGAGAATCAACTCCCTTCTTTTGTGCAAGAAGATTTCCCTTTACTGGGAGAGTTTCTTAAAGAATACTATGTTTCTCAAGAGTATCCTGGAGCTTCTGCTGATTTAATTCAAAATATAGATGAATATTTAAAATTAGAATCATTAACTAATAATTCCAATCAAACTCAACTAGGAAGTGATGTAGGATATCAAGATACTACTATTACAGTAACTTTTGATCTTAATAAAGGTATTTTTGGTACATACCAATTTCCTGATAGGTATGGATTAATACAAATTGATAATGAAATCATTTTATATACGGAAAAAACAAATACAACTTTTAAGGGGTGTGTAAGAGGGTTCAGTGGTGTAACATCTTATAAGGCTTTAGATGCTATTGACAAGTTACAGTTTTCTCAATCGGATATTAATCCTCATGGAGCAGGAAGTACTGTTATTAACTTAAGTGCTTTACTTTTAAATGAGTTTTTGATAAAAGTTAAAAAACAAGTTTCTCCAGGTTTTGAAGATAGAGTTTTAGACTCTGATTTAAACGAAAGATTGTTTATTTCTAGATCTAAAGATTTTTATGAAACTAAGGGTACTGATGAATCCTTTAAAATTCTTTTTGGTGCATTGTATGGAGAAAAAGTAGATGTTATTAAACCAAGAGAATTTCTATTTAAACCATCTGATGCCCAATATAGAATAACTAAGGATTTAGTAGTACAATCTATTCAAGGAGATCCTCTGGATTTGCTTAACAGCACTTTATATCAAAATGCTGCTCATTTTGGAGATCATTATTGTGTTGAGGAAGCTTATGCACCTATTAGTGATGTGGCAAAAATAGCTATTGGAAATTCTGATTATTATAAGTTAAGTCTTGATTATGGTTATGCTAGAGATGTACCTTTAAAAGGAAGTGTTTTTGGGGAATTTATAATTCATCCAAATACTCAAATAATAACAGAGGTGGCAGTTGGATCAAGCGTGGTGGACGTAGATTCTACTATAGGATTTCCAGAAGCAGGTGAATTGTATGCTGTCTATGGAACAGGGGTTACAGGAATATTAACTTATAGATCTAAGTCTGTCAATCAGTTTTTTGGAGTTGGTTTAGCTAATACTACAACTGTTGGTGTTACAACTGCTATCAATTCAAAAGAAAATATTAGATTAAATATTGATGCTTATGGATATGTTGGATTAGGAACTACTACTAAAATTTCGGTAAGAATTGGTGGTGTTTTAGCAGATCCTATAATTCCTGAAAATACTTATTATTTTGATAAAGATGATACTATTTCAATTAGGTCTTTAGGAATAACTACTAGTAGTGCAAAGGTAGATAATTGGTTTTATAATGTTGCTACAAAATATGATATAGAATCAATAACATTAGTTGATTCTTCTGATTTTACTTACACACTTGTTACTCAAGCTAAGAATAATTTTAGATTAGGAGATAAAGTTACTATTACTGATAGTTTGGGTAGCACTAAAGATTCTACAGTGACGGAAGTTATAAGTGCTTATAGTTTTTCTATTAAGGGACAAGGAGTTATTGCTACTGCTAAGTATACTGTTCAAAGACAAATTTTAAGAGGAAAGGTAAAAACTTCATTATCGGATTATTCTTATATTGATAATTATTTTGCAAATATTCAAAATACCTACGTAAAATTTAATCAAGATCTTGTAGTTGCTTCTTCTTCTATTCCCAACTACTATAATGCTCCTTTAGATTTTTATGATAGAAAAATTACGTTAAACGGTGAATATAGTGGATCTGAATTTACTATTCTAGATGTAGAAGATCATGGTTATTATACAGGAGATGCGGTATATTATAATTCTTATGATATAGAAACAAAAGATTTTCTTGGAAATACTACTAAAGTTATTAGTAAGTTCCCTGAGATGGATCCTGGTATTTTCTTTGTAAACCGATTAAACAAAAACCAATTTCAACTTGCTACTAGTCCTGCCAATATTTCTAATAACTCATTTGTTTCTGTATCGGGAATTGTAACATCTAATACATTAGAGTATATTAATTTTCATAATAAAGATGTTGAGCATCAGTTATTATTAAAGGAGATAAAAGCACCTGTTAATGATGATGGAAATTATGATACTGAACCAGGAACAAGAACTGGTATACTTGTTAATGGAGTTGAAATATTAAACTACAAGTCTAACGAATCTGTTTATTATGGTTCTATTAAAGAATTTGATGTTGCATCGAAAGGAACTGGTTATGATGTTATAAATCCTCCAATTTTACATGTTTCTGATAATGTTGGTTCAGGTGCAACAGGAATTTGTGCTATTAAAGGATCTTTAATAGATGTTAATATTACTGATCCTGGTTTTGATTATGTTTCTACTCCTACTGTCACTATAAGTGGGGGTAATGGTACTGGAGCAAGTGCAAGTGCTAGTTTAAAATCTATAGATCATTCTGTTTCTTTTAATGCTACTGCAGATTCAGCTCGTGTTGATTTAACTGATAGCACGATTGGGTTTTCTACCTTCCATAAGTTTAGAAATGGTGAAAAAGTAATTTATAAAACAAATGGACAGACTGCAGTTGGTGGAATTTCAACGGATGCAATTTATTATGTTCATACTGTAGGTGTATCTACTATTAAACTTTATAAGAGTGAAACGGATGCTATAAAGGCTGGGATTAATACAATTTCATTGTCTAGTTTTGGAGTAGGCGTTCAGGAGTTCCATTCTTTTGATAAGAAACAAATTTTATCTAATATTATCATTGATAATCCAGGATCTGGATATGAAAACAAAAAAAGGACAATAGTTTCTTCAGTTGGGATTAATACTTCTTTAAATCAAATTAACATTAATGATCATGGATACAAATCTAAAGAGATTATTCAGTATTCGTATAATGTTGATCAAATTAGTGGAATAAATTCAAATACAAATTATATTGTTACTGAAGTTGATAATAATAATTTTAAACTCTCTAGTGTTGGTGTAGGAACAACAACTAAGTTCTTATATTATGATACTGAGCAGTATATTGATTTGACTATTTCTGGTTTAGGGACTGGAACGCATACATTTAATTATGAACCTATTACAGTGTCTCTTACAGGCGAAATAGGAGTCATTACGGCTACGGGTCAAGACTTTAGAGCCAAACTTCAACCATTGTTTAAAGGGTCACTTGAGTCTGTTCAAGTAACGTCTGAAGGTTCTCAATACGGATCATCAGATATCATAAATTATGATCGTCAACCTTTAATGACTCTTAATAGTGGATCAGGTGCTGAAATCACCGCTATTATTAATAATGGTAGAATAGTTGAGGCGGTAGTAGATAATCAAGGTCAAGGATACAACGCACCTCCAAATTTAGTTGTTTCAGGCAGAGGATATAATTGCAAATTAGTTCCTATCATTGAAGATGGAAAAATCACAAGGGTAAGAATTCATAATCCAGGAATTGGATATACAGGTTCTGTTGGAGTGGGGGTAACGGTTGATGATTCTAATGCAAAGTTAAGAGCAAAAATTCAAACATGGTCTGTTAATTTATTCCAAAAATATTTAAATATTATTTCTGATGATGATGGAATTTTAGCAGAATCCGAAAATTCAGAATTAGGTATAGAATATACTCATTTATATGCTCCTCGTAAATTAAGAGAATCTTTATATGTTAGAGATCAGGATAATAATGTAAAATATGGGTTATTAGATTTACAAAAAGTTGATGAAGAGGAAGTATCTGCTTCTTTCCATTCTCCTATCATTGGATGGGCTTATGATGGAAATCCAATTTATGGTCCTTATGGATATACTGAAAGAACAGGTGGATTTATTAAAGCCATGGAATCTGGTTATAAACCAGTAACTGGTACTAATCGTCCTTCTTTATCAATTTTCCCACAAGGATTTTTTGTTGAAGATTTTGAATTTGATAATTCTGGAGATCTGGATGAGCACAATGGTCGTTTTTGTATTACACCAGATTATCCAGAAGGTGTTTATGCATATTTTGCAACTATTAATCCTACAGTAATTGAAAATTCTGGACCTTTTAATAGATATAGAATGCCAGAGTTTCCTTATTTGATTGGAAATTCATTTAAGTCTCAACCTAATAGTTTTAATTATGATAATTCTATTGATCAACAGTCATATGATTTTAATAATACTACATGGTTTAGGAATACAACACCATATTCTTTGACAGAGCAAAATGCATATTATGATTTTTTACAGCAACCTAATAAAGAAAAAACTCAATTAATAGATATAAATTTAGTTTCTCATGGAAGTATTGATAAAGTAGGAATTCTTACTGGTGGAAATAATTATAAAGTAAATGATGATATACATTTTCAAAAAATAAATGAAAAGCAACAAGCTAAAGCGAAGGTTTCTAAGGTTGGTGGAAAAGTAGTTAATACTATTAGCGTTGCTTCAAGCACTATTTCCGATTTAGAGATATCTCCATTTGATAGTAATGGGGGTTATATAGCTTTCTCTACTTCTCCTCATAACTTTACTAATTTAAATTTAGTTTCTCTATCTGGATTTAATACTTCTACGGATTATCTACAAGGAAGTTTTAATATTGGGGTAAAGACTGAAAGTGTTTTACTCGCAGGAGCTGCAGCAACTATTGGAGCAACTGGAATAGTAACTTATTTTGGTATATCAGGATCACTTTCAAATGATCTTTTATCAATTAGAGAAAATGATATTTTAGGAATTGGAACAGAAACAATAAAAGTTCTTCAAGTTGATAGAGTAAATTCTAGATTAAGAGTTCTTAGAGCTCAAGAGAGCACGATGGGAAGTGCTCATACTGCTGGATCTGCAATAACTGAAGATTCTAGAAAATTTACCTTCAAGTCATCTCCAGAAAATGAGGTAACCTTTGAATTAAATAAAGAGATTTATTTTGAACCAAAAGAAACATTAGGTATTGGAACTCTTGCTGGTGTGGGTATTGGAACTACTATTTCATTCTCAAATCCTGGTGCAGGTATAACTCAAGTTTATATTCAAACTGAGGCACTTTATCTTCCTAATCATGGATTAAAGAGTGGGGATGTTGTTAATTACAAAACCAATACTGGAGATGCCATAGGTGTTTCAACGGATGGTATTACTCTTTATAATCTTCCAACTGATGCTCCTTTGTATATTGGAAAAATATCTAATGATTTAGTTGGAATTCAAACATTCCAAGTTGGTATTGGAAGCACTGGTACATTTGTAGGTATTGCAAGCACCACAGTCAATAGAGGATTATTGAGATTAACTGGAATTGGTACAGGAGTATACCATAGTTTTAAAACAGTTAAAAATAATGTAGTTAATGCCGAAGGTCATAGAAATACAGTTACTGTGGCCACTGCTTCCACACATGGATTGCAATTTAATGATAATGTTACTATTAATGCTCAACCAGGAATTGGCACTACTGTTACAGTCAAATATAATGACTTTAATAGAAGAATAGTATTTGATCCAAAATCATTTGTGGCAGGTAATGTTGATACGACTGATAATACAATTGAAATTAGTAATCATGGTTTTAGTAGTGGAGAAAAAGTAATTCATACTGCAACATCTTCTTCAGGTGGGTTAGAAGATAATAAAATGTATTATATCTTCAAATACTCTACTAGTAAAGTTAAATTATGTTTAAGTAAATATCAATCGGAGCAATTTGAACCTGAATTTGTAAATATAACTTCTGCATCTGCAGGAACTTTATCAGCGATTAATCCTACTCTTAATTCGTATAAGAATCATAAAGTAAGATTTGATTTATCTGATTCATCTCTAGCTGGGTTTGTTGGTATATCTTCTTACTCTGCTTTTGATTTTAATCTTTATACTGATAGTGATTTTAAAAATCGTTTCTATTCAAGTTCTACAACTAATGTTTTTGAAGTATCTAAATCGGGAGAAGTTGGAATTAGTACAGATGCAGGATTAACTTTATCTGTAAGTAATAAATTGCCTGATATATTATATTATAAATTTACTCCAATTAATAAAAGTTTAGTTAGTGAGAGTAAATCAGGAATTGTTATTGATAAAGAAATTACTGGATTTAACCAAATTGAAATCAAAGATAGTTTATATTCGGGAACATATGCTGTAACTGGTATTGGAACTACTAATACATTTACTTACAACTTAGTAACTCGTCCTGAAAAACCATCTTATAGTGAATCAGAAAGTCTTCTAGAATATTCTACAGATTCCACTACTGCATATGGGGCAATAGCCGATATTGAATTAAAATATAAAGGAAGTGGGTATTCCGAAATAGTGGGAATATCTTCTATTAATACTGGTGTTGGAACTAAAGCAATTTTAGAACCTTCTAGTGAAAGTATAGGTAAAATAGTTTCTACTGAAATTGAAAATATTGGATTTGATTATTCTGCTGATAATACTATAAGACCTGTTGCTAATTTCCCTGAAATATTGCAAATTGAATCTTTAACTTCTTTTCAAAAAATTGGAATTAGTTCTGCAGGTAAAAATTATTCGATAGCTCCTAATTTAATTGTTATTGATGGATATACTGGAAAGCAAGTTACAGATGTAGATTTAAAGTATGAAATTGGTGATCAGCAAGTAACTATTTTAAAAAATACGAAAGGAATCTATAATACCCCTCCTACTCTTATTCCTACTGGCAATGTAAATGGTATTGGTATTAATACTATATCATATGATTCTACAACCCAAAATGTTACTGTTGGACTCGATACAGCATTTAGTGATTCTTCACCATTTAGTGTTGGCGATAAAGTTTTAATTGAAAATGTAAGTGTAGGAGTTGGTACAAGTGGTTATGGATATAATTCATCCAAGTATGAGTATACTTTATTTACTTTAACCGATGTCAACATTCCTCTTGGAGGAAGTGTAGGATTTGTTACTTATAGTTTGGCTGGACTATTACCTGCAAACGCACTTCCAGGAAATCAAGATGTTTTAAACTCAGCTGGAGTAATTATACCTCAAAAATATTTCCCTCAATTTGACATTAAATTACAGAAAAATAATTTTATAACTGGTGAACAAGTTTCCTCTGGTAATAAAATTGGAAAAGTTGAAAGTTGGAATAATAATAGTGAAACATTAAAAATATCTTCTTCTGACGAATTTGATGTTGGAGATTTGATTATAGGTAATACTTCTGAAACCCAAGGAACTATTGATTCTAAAATTAATTTTGAATCTGATATTGAAATAAATGCAGGTTCTATAGTTAAAAAAGGATGGCAGAGAGAAACAGGATTCCTTAATAATAATCTTCAAAGGTTACCTGACAATGTTTATTATCAAAATTTTTCATATTCATTGAAATCTAAAGTTTCTATGCATAAATGGGATGATGCTGTAAATAAATTAAGTCATCCTACTGGATTTTTAAAATTTAGTGACTTAGTAGTAGAATCTAATTCTGATTCAACCGACATTATTGCAAATGATAGTGATTTATTCATTTTTATAGATTCAATTGGAGTTGTAGATATAAATGCATATTCAAGTTTTGATTTAGTTACTGAAAATTCTCTATCTATTAGTGATACTAAAACTTTATCAAATCAAGTTTATTTTAATTCTAGGGTTTTAACGGATTACTATGAATCAGTGGGTAATAGAGTTTTGACCATTGATGACTTTAGTACATCCTTTAACAGTGATCCGAGATCTACAAGATTCTCTGTTGCCGATGAATTTCCAGTTAATCAACGATCTAAAAAATTCCTTACTTTAGTTAAAGATAAAACTTTTACTGGCGAACGTCAGGTAATGATTGTATCTCTTTTACAAAATGGAGTAAAAGGTTATATTAATCAATATGGAAGAATAGAGTCAGCTGTTGATTTAGGAAGTTTTGATTTCACTGTAAGTGGTACGAGTGGTCAACTTCTTTTCTATCCAACTAAGTATTCTGTTAATAATTATAGCATCAGTTCTGTAAGTTTAGATTTAGTTGGTCTTAATACTACTGGTATAGGATCCACAACTCTTGGTAATTTTGTTAATATTAATTCTACACAAACCTCCGTTCCTACAGGAACCGCTACTACAATTGTTGGAATTGCTTCAACATATAGAAGTTCAAAAGTTCTTGTCCAGATCAATGCTGATAATGGAAGAATGGAATATGATGAACTTAATATTCTTCATGATGGAACAACAGTTGATCTTCTTGAATATGGGCAAATAACCACTGATGATAGTATTGTTGGTGGTGGTGCTGGTTTAGGTACATATACTGCATCAATGTCCACAGGTGATATTATAGTACAGTTTGTTCCTCATGCAGGTATTGCAGCATCAGTAGATACAATAAGAGTTTCTATAGCAGATACTGCTTCAGGAAGCACTGGAATTGGAACTCAATTCCTTGGTAATGGACAGGAAGATATAGCTTTCATCGATTCTTCTTATACTGTTATTAATGCTTCGGGATCTCCTACAGAAAATTTAATTGCACAGTATGATATTAATAATACTGTAGAAACTAATGATCATAATGCTGCATATTATCTTCTTAGTGTGGAAGATGTTACAAATAATCGATATGAAATGTCAGAGGTTATTGTTCTGAATGATAGTTCAGAAACTTATATGACTGAATATGGAAACATCACCAGTGTTGCAGGATTAGGAACAGTTGGTTCTGCAGTTTCCTCTAACTATGTGAATCTTTATTATACTCCTAATGCAAGCACTCATGTTCAGGTTCGTGTTTTCCAGATGAGTTTGCAGATTGCTGCAGAAAACTCTGCTATTACTTCAGTAGATGAGATTGATCTTAATAATGCATCCATTAATTGTGGATTTGGAAATTATGAAGGAACAGAAGTTGATGTTCTTAGGGCCTTTAATTTAACTCATGATGGAAGAAATATATTTGCAAGAGAATTTGATGGAAGTGATTCCTCTGTAGTTAATTTAACAAAAAATAGTGTTACTATTCCAGAGCACTTCTTCGTAAGTGGTGAGGAAGTTACTTATGCTGCTACTGGTGATAGTAGTCCTATTGGAATTGCAACTACAACTATTACTGGCATTGGAACTACTAGTCTTCTTCCTTCTACACTTTATGCAATTAAGATTGATGAAACCACTCTTAAATTTGCTAAGACTGCCGAAGATGCATTAAAGACTGTTCCAAATGAAATACATTTGACATCTGTAGGAGTAGGAGCAGCTCATACAATAACTTCACGGAATCAAAATACTAAGTGTTTAATTGGATTGGATAATGCAATCCAACAACCAATTGTTTCTACTGCTGTCACCACTGGAATAACAACTCAAATAGGAATTGCTGATGTTGTTGTACAAGTCTCTGGAATTACTTCTTTCTTTGGGGGAGATTTAATTCAGATCAATGAAGAGATTATGAAGGTTAATACAGTAGGATATGGTACTACCAATCACCTATTAGTTGATCGTCAATGGATGGGAACAGCATTAGGAATTCATACTCAAAATTCTATAGTTACTAAAGTTGAAGGTGATTATAATATTGTGGATAATACTATTAACTTTATTACTGCACCTAAAGGGCCTGATCCAATAAGTTCCACAACTAATGAACCTGATAGTAGAGATTGGGTAGGAATTACTACATTCTCAACTTTCCAAGGAAGAACCTTCATGAGAGGGGCAGCTGCAAATAGTAGTAATAGACCTTATGCTACTAACCAAGTTTTTGATGATATTTCAGAAGGATTTACAGGTGTTGGAAAAACATTTACTTTAAAATCTGATGGATCAAATGCAGTAGGATTCTCTACTAATAATGGAGTTATTCTTATAAATGGAGTATTCCAAGGACCGACTGGTGGATTATCCACATATCAAGATTATATTTTATCTGAAGGTTCTGGAATTACTACTATAACATTTACAGGAACCGCAACTTCACTTGCTAGTGATCCTAATAATTCTAATATTCCTGTTGGTGGTGTGGTTGCTTCTGTTGGTTCTACTGGTGGTTTAGGATATCAACCACTTGTAGCTGCTGGTGGAACCGCAATTGTTTCTGCTGCTGGAACCGTATCTTCTATTAGTATTGGAAATAGTGGATCAGGATATAGAGTAGGAGTTCAAACAGTTGTTAACGTTGCTATTCAAACAGGAACTAATGTTCAAACTGAATTAATAGGTATTGGTACTGCTGCAATTACTGCTGGTCATATCACAGGAATAGCAATTACCAACAGTCAAGTCATTTATATACCGAGAGCAATCTATGATGTGGGATATACATCAACGACTGGTATCACAACCATCACTACAACGACAGCCCACGGTCTTCTAATAGGGCAAGAAGTCAAGTTAGCAGGAATTGCATTCACGTGCGATTACCTCCCTGCTGTGGGCGTTCAGAGTGCTGTATATGATAATACTACAGGTATCATGACAGTCACTACATCTAGTGCTCATGGATTGTCTGTAACGGGTAAGGCAAGTGATGTAGTGCTTACTGGATTAGCATTTACTTGTTCATTAGATGATGGAGCAGCTACTCATTCATATCCAAGAACTAGTGATCCTGCTTATGGAGGAACACCTGTTACTGGAGTGGCAAGTGTTACTCAATTTACGATAAATGTAGGGGTTTCCACTGTTCCTACTTTCTATGCATCTGGTGGTACAATACAACCTGCGTTGATTGCACCTAGAGATATAAACAATTCTGATAGTGGTACTGATCCTGCTGCTAGTGGATCTTCAGTATTGACTGTTGGTAATACTACTTCCTTTACTATTAATAGTGGAATTTCTACACGAACACATTTCTATTCAAGAGGTGGAACTGTTAATAGACAAATGGATGTAATAATTGATGAACCACTAGGATATACAAATATTCCTCTAGTTTATAGTTCTGATTCTACCGCAGGAATTGGAACACAAGCTACTGTTGATATTGTAGTAGGTCAAGGATCAAGTGTTTCTCAGTTTGAAATAAAAAATACTGGATATGGATATCAGGATAATCAAATTCTAACCGTTCCTAAAATGGGAACAACGGGTATTCCTACAGATCCATCAAAATCTTTTGCAGAATTCCAGATTACTATACAGGATGTTTCTACAGATTCATTTGCTGGTTGGACTTTTGGACAACTGGAAGTATTGGATAAAATTCAAAGTCAATTTGATGGAGTTAAGAGAACATTTACTCTTCAGAAAGATGGAGCTCCAATTACTATTAGAGCGAGAGAAGGATCAAACATTGATGTTCAATCAACTATTCTTGTTTTCATTAATGATGTATTACAAGTTCCTGGAGATGGGTATACTCTTGCTAATGGAAGTATATTGACATTTGCTTCAGCTCCTAAAGGACGTGAAACAGATGGTTCATTTGATGGAGATACTTGTAAGATTTTATTCTATAAAGGAAGTGGAGATGTTGATGTTACTTTTAGAGATGTTTTAGAAACTGTTAAGAAAGGAGATATTCTTACTATTCAAGGAGATGCCGATCTTTGTGCTAATTCTCTAAAACAAGGTGATAGATTAGTAAATGAAATTGCTGCTTCTGATGTAGTTAATACAAATGCTTATACGGGTGTAGGTATTAATGGTGATCCTGATTGTAAGAGAACAGTTACATGGACTAAACAGGGAGTTGATAAGATTATTAATGGTCAAGTAATTAGTAAGAGTCGTGAAGAATTAGAAGCATTGGTTAATCCTACTACATTTATTATTCAATCAGTGGGTGTAGGTTCAACTGTGATATTTGTAGAAAGTGTAAGAACATTCTTTGATGCAAGTAATGAAGATCAAACAACTGCCAAGACTCAAAAGATTTCTCTAACTTCTCAGGATAATATTGTAGGGGCTTCTGCAACTGCTGTTGTATCTGCTGCTGGCACAATATCTTCTGTTGTGGTTAGTTTAGGGGGTACAGGATATACTGCTGCACCTAATGTGATCATTGGTACTCCTGTTGGTTTAGGAACTACAACTAGAGCATCTGTTACATCCACTCTTACTGGAGATGCAGTTTCTGCTATCACAGTTACTTCTCCTGGCACAGGATATACCAATACTTCTGCACCTGAAGTTCTTATTGAAGTTCCTAATGTAACAAGAGAAATAAATGATTCCTCTACTTATGAAGGTGACTTCGGAGAAATCGTAGGAGTTGGTACAACCTGTGTAGGTGTCGCATCTACAGGCATTGTATTTGATATGTACATTCCTACCAATTCTTATTTAAGGGACACTTCTATAGTTGGAACTGCTGTTACAATAAGTGGCATTCAAACTGGATATTACTTTACAGTTTCTAATAGTAATATTGGAAATGGTGTAACATCGATCTATCAGAATAGATCAGTCTTAGGAATAGGAACTACCTTCCTAGATAATGTATATGAAGTCGCTGCAGTTTCTGTTGCACAAACTTCAGTACCTGGTATTGCTAATACATATGTGGCTAGAGTAACAACTAGTGTTTCTAGTTTCAATTCCCTATCAGGTGTGGGTGTGAGTGAGTTGTTTGGAAGTTTCTCATGGGGAAGAATAACACTAGGATCAAGACCTAGTGCTGCTGTTACATCCTTTACTGCCTATACGCAAAACGGATTTACTGGCATCTCTACATCAGCAGTGGTGAGTAGAGTTTCTCCTTTAAAATCTCAAGATTATTCTAGTTAACAATCTTTGATAAATAAGTAAAAAAACTATCGCAAAATGGCTGCAATTATAACTGATCAACTTCGTATATTAAATACTAAAGATTTTGTTGCCAGTGTAGCATCGACAACTAATTCATTTTATACGTGGATTGGTTTACCGAATGCTACACAGGTTGATTCTGATTGGAATACGACTCCACCTGATCCACGGGATAGTTTTAATCAAGAGAATGAATATTGGGATACAATGATAGCCTTGAAAAAGGTAGATACTACAGATGTGAAGCAAGTTGTTCAGAAAAATGTATGGGCATCAGGTATTACCTATGACATGTATAGAAACGATATTAAAGCAGAAAATCCTTCTAAACCTTCTAATGCCATTACATTATATGATGCAAATTATTTTATTGTAAATTCCGATTATAAAGTTTATATTTGTCTTCAGAATGGAACAGATCCTGATAATCCAGAAGGAAAAGCATCATTAGATGAACCAACTTTTACTGATCTAGAACCTAGAGCAGCGGGTAGTAGTGGTGATGGATATATTTGGAAATATCTTTATACTATTAAACCAGGTGATATTGTAAAATTTGACTCTACCAACTTTATGCCTGTTCCTGCACATTGGGCAACTAATACTACTGATGCTGCAGTAAGAGATAATGCATCTACTAGTGGGCAACTTAAGATTGTTACTATCACTAATAGAGGAATTGGATTAGGCACTGCTAATCAAACTTATACGCAAGTTCCTATTAATGGTGATGGTGCTGGTGCAGAGGCAACTGTTGTAATCAATAGTTCGTCAAAAGTAGAGTCAGTAACCGTTTCAAAAGGTGGTTCTGGTTATAGTTTTGGAACATTGGATTTAGAAGCAGGTTCAGTTCCCACAGGAACAACTGCGGCTGCATTTAATGTCATTATTCCTCCTCAGGGTGGACATGGTGCTGACATTTATAGAGAACTAGGAGCCAAGAATGCTCTTGTTTATTCACGCATTGAAAACGATACTGAAAATCCTGATTTCATTACAGGACAAGAATTTGCTCGTATTGGTATAGTTCAAAATCCAGAAGCATATGGTTCTACTGAAAATTTAGAACTAGATAAAGCAAGTGCTGTATATGCTTTAAGATTAACTGGTGCTGGTTCTAGTACTGCTACATTTACTGCAGATGATTTTGTTACTCAAACTATAGGGATTGGATCCACTGCTGTAGGAAGAGTTATTTCTTATGATCAAACAACTGCTGTTCTTAAGTACTGGCAGGATAGATCTACTGCTGGTTTTAATACTAACGGTAGTGCAAATACGGATCCTACTTATGGATTCCAAATGGACAGATTTACTGCAAACATTAAATCGGGTGGATCATTTACCATTAATGGTGGATCAACTGCATTATCAATTAGCACATCATTTACAGGTGTTTCTACTGTAATAAATAGTAGGACTTATTATCTTGGTCAGTCATTTACTGCAGGTGTGGCTAATCCAGAAGTTAAAAAATATTCTGGCGATATTATTTACGTTGATAATAGACCGTCGATCACTAGATCAACAAACCAAAAAGAAGATATCAAAGTCATTTTGCAATTCTAAAGAATTATGTCTCAGGAAACCAATCTAAACGTCGCACCTTACTTTGACGATTTTAATGCAAATAATGACTATTATAAAGTATTATTCAAACCTGGAACTCCAGTACAAGCAAGGGAATTAAATAATCTTCAATCGATTTTACAAAATCAGATTGAACAATTTGGTCAACACTTTTTTAAAGAAGGTGCAAAAGTTGTTCCAGGTAATACTACGTATAATACTCAATATTATGCCATAGAACTTGAACAAAATTTTTTAGGATCTCCTGTATCTAATTATTTGGGACAGTTAGTAGGATTAAAAATTACGGGATTATCTTCTGGTGTAACTGCGATTGCGGAAAAATGTGTTCTTGCAAAAAATTCAGAAAGAGGAACTCCTACTCTTTATTTGAGATATCTAGGATCAGACTCTACTAATAACCTTTCTAGTATTTTTCAGGATAATGAATTGTTATCAGCTAGTGGAGATATAATTTCGGGGGGTACTACTATTGCAGCAGGTGAAGCATTTGCGAGTACTTTAGTAACTAATGCGTCTTCTGTTGGATCTTCTTTTTCTATTTCTGATGGAATTTATTTTGCTAAAGGTAATTTTGTAGAAGTTAAAAAAGAGACACTTCTTTTAGATGAATATTCTAATACACCTAGTTATCGAGTTGGACTTTTTATTGATGAAGAAATAATTAATTCTGATATGGATCCTTCATTGAATGATAATGCGGGAGGATTTAATAATTTTGCGGCTCCTGGAGCAGATAGATTAAAAATCACAACTTCTCTAATTAAAAAAGAATTAGATGATTTTGATGATAATAATTTTGTCGAGTTAGGGACTATAGAAAATGGTGTGTTGAGGTCTAAACCTAATACGGGACAATATAATCTACTTAATGATGAATTAGCTAGAAGAACCTATGCAGAATCAGGGGATTACTATGTTCGTCCATTTGGTATTGATGTAAAAGAATCTTTAAATAATTATCAAGGAAATAATGGTGTTTATAATACAAATCAATTGACTGCTGCAGGACAGATTCCTTCAGACGATTTAGCATTATATAAGATATCACCAGGTAGAGCCTTTGTAAAAGGATATGATATAGAAACTAGAAATTCCAATTATCTAGATGTTTCTAAACCAAGAACAACTAAGACTTTAGAAGATCAAGGAATAAATTATAATACTGGTGCAACTTTAAAATTAAATAAGGTATTTGGAACCCCACAGATAGGTATTGGTAATACATATGTTCTAAGTTTAAGAGATACAAGAGTAGGAACTGCTGCAACTCTTCCTGCAGGTAAAGAAATAGGATTAGCAAGAGTATATGATTTTGATCTAGAGTCTGGATCTTATGATAGAGCTAATGAAAATATTAATGAATGGGATGTTACTCTTTATGATATTCAGACAGTCACAGAGTTAACTTTAAATGAAAATATTACATTAACTGTTCCAAGTCATATTAAAGGAAAGTATAGTGGAGCAACTGCATTTATAAAATCTCCTGTTTCTGCGGGTGTTGCTGTAACTGTTTACGATGTGCAGGGTGATTTTATAAAGAATGAAAATTTCATTATAGATGGTGTAGAAAATACAAGAGTTGCGGTTGCAGTAACTAATTACGGTATTTCCGATATAAAGTCCGTTTTTGGTAATACAAACGGGCCTGACATGAATACAGTGGGTGCTGCACAAACATTCTCTGCAGATACAATTTTGACTCCAATCACTTCAATTGGTGTTGGAACCATTAGTCAATTTAAGAATGATGCTGTAAGTGGTAGCATAAGCACAATAAGAAGTACAAGTCCTAATTTCCCAGGCCAAATAAAAACAGGGAATTTAATTAGATTTAGTGGAACTAATACAGTAGATCCAGTTCTTACTTCTGTTGTAAGTGTAGGCACAACTCATGTTGTTGTTACTGGAGTTACTACTGTTACTGGTGTAGCACAGGGATTACTACCTAGTTCTGTAACTCAAGTTTCTGATCTTGCTGTGGTTGGAGCAGATCTTCAAAAAGCATCTGATGTTTCTTTCTATACTAAACTTCCTAAAGATAATATTTCTAATGTAGATCTAACTGATGCATCTTTGACTATTAGAAAAACTCAGAATGTTAATATTACAGGTGGGCAACTTTCAGCTGCTGTTGAAACATCTACTAATGAAACATTTTTACCTTTTACTGCTTCAAGATATTCTTTAGTAAGAAGTGATGGAACCACTGAAGTTTTAACTAGTGATAAAGTTCAAATAAATGCTGCATCCAATTCTCTTCAAATTTATGGTTTAGGGGGTAATGATGATGCTGTTCTTATTACTACAATAAAGAAACTTAAACCCAAAGCTAAAATAAAGTATAGAAATAGAGTTAATACTTTATTAGTCGATAAATCTACTAATGATGCATCTGGTATTACTACGTTAACTGCAAATGATGGATTGACTTATGGAAATTATCCATACGGAACCAGAGTTCAAGATCACGATATTTCTTTAAATGTTGCAGACGCTCTCACCGTTTATAAAGTTTATGAATCTGCAAATACTTCGGATCCTTCTGCTCCAACATTGACTCTTTCATCATTAACTGGACCTACAGGAAAAACTGCGGATTTAGTTATAGGTGAAAAAGTTAAAGGAAAAACTAGTAATGCCTGTGCATATGTTGCAGAATCTGTAACTAATTCTCAAATTACTTTCTTGCCACAAAATGAAATTAATTTTAAAGAGGGTGAAACAGTTGTATTTGAAGAATCTCAAATTGAGGGTGTTGTAACAACTATTGATGCTTCTAGTTTAGATATTTCAGGTAATTTTGAGTATCAAAATGGTCAAAAAGAAGATTTTTATAATTATTCAGTTGTTAATAGAAAATCAGATACAAAAGCACCAAATAAAAAGATAAAAATTTATTTTGCTAATGGTTATTATCAATCAACTGATGATGGGGATATCACAACTGTAGATTCTTATTCGAGTTTTAATTATACAACTCAAATTCAATTAGTAAATGGTAATAGAAATACTGATTTAATTGATATTAGACCACGAGTTTCTGATTATAGTATATCTGAAGGTTCCAGATCTCCTCTTGAATTTTATGGAAGAACATTTGATGCTTCTGGTAATTCAGCAGCAAATATTTTGGCTTCTGATGAAACTATAATCACTGATTTTTCATGGTATCTTGGTAGGGTAGATACGATTTATCTTACTAAAGATGGGAAATTCCAAGTTAAGTATGGAGAACCTTCTGAACAACCAAAAGAACCTGTTACAGTTGATGATGCATTAAAGATTGCTACTGCGTATCTTCCACCTTATCTTTATGATACGTCAAATGTTTCTTTAAATTTCTTAGAATATAAGAGATATACGATGTCCGATATTAAAGGACTTGAAAATAGAATTAAATCTCTTGAATATTATACTTCTCTTTCTTTATTAGAAGCAAATACTGCTAGTCTATTTCTTCCTGATTCTGGGGGTATAAACAGATTTAAATCAGGATTCTTTGTAGATAACTTTACTTCATTCTTAACACAATCTACTCTTGTAGAATATAAGAATAGTATTGATAGAAGTAAGCAAGAATTAAGACCTAATCATTATACTACTGCTGTAGACGTTGAATTAGGCCCTGTTGAAAATGTAAGTGCTAATAGAGATTTAGAGTTTGCTGCACCACAAGGAACAAATGTTAAAAAGACAGGAGATGTTATAAGTTTAAATTATAATCAAGTTGAATGGTTAAAACAGGTTTCGGCTACAAGATCTGAGAGTGTAACTCCCTTTATAGTAAGTTTCTGGAGAGGTAATATAAACCTTACTCCTGCATCAGATAACTGGGTTGATACAGAAAGACTTGATGCAAATATTATTAATGTAGAAGGTGATTTTACTCAACAAGTGGAAGATCTAGGAAGAAGATTTGGTGTAAATCCTCAAAATGGATTTGGATCTGTTATTTGGAATTCATGGGAAACAATATGGTCAGGAACAAGTAGAGAGGCAGTGGATATCACTCCTACTTTAAGTATTGAGGAAACTGGAAGAAGTTCTACTACCATATTCCAAAGATGGACAAGAACTGCAAGAGAAGCATTTGAGATTTCTTCAACAGAACAGCAAAGAAGAACAGGTACACGAGCTATTGTTACTGAACAATTTGATAGAACTTCGCAAGGAAATAGATTAATAAGTAGAGATTTGATCGCATTTATGAGATCAAGAAATGTTCAATTTATTGCTAATAGAGTTAAACCTTCTACAAGACAATATGCATTCTTAGATGGAATAGATGTAACCAAATATTGTGTACCCAAATTAATAGAAATTTCTATGGTTTCTGGTACTTTCCAAGTAGGTGAGAGAATTAATGGCACAACTAGACCTTTAGGAGTATTGCCAATTACGAATGATGATGCTGAAGCATCTATTAGGTTCAGAGTAGCACAATCCAATCACTTAGAAGGGCCTTACAATTCTCCCACAAGAATTTATGGATCCAATCCATATGGAAATGGTACATTACCTGCTAGTTATTCTACTACTTCAACAACAGTAAACGTAGATACTTTCTCTTTAGCAAACCAACCCCAAGGATCATATTGGGGATGGGTAGAAGAGGATATGATATTAGTTGGAGAAACTAGTGGAGCAATGGCAACAATTTCTAATGTTAGATTAGTATCCGATATTGGATCTAATCTTATTGGAAGTCTTTTCATACCTAATCCAAATATTAGTAATAATCCACGTTTTGAGACTGGAGATAAGGTATTTACTCTAATTAATAATGCCGCAAACAATGTTAATGATGCTCAGTCTAGAGCAGAAAGAACATTCTCTTCTACTGGAATCTTGGATACTGTTCAAGAAGATATTGTATCCGTCAGAAATGCTATTATTTCAACAGAAACACTTAGTGAAGAACGAACAGTAAGTAATGTGATAGGTAGTGAAGTTGTAGAGGGTGAGACTTGGACAGAAGATTGGGAGATTCCTTGGAGAGATCCTTTGGCTCAATCATTTAGAGTTGAAGATGCAAGTGGTATTTTCTTAACCAGTTGTGATATTTTCTTTGCTTCTAAGGATGATGAAGATTTACCTGTTTACTTTGAGATAAGAACAATGCAGGGTGGTCTTCCTACTAAAAAGGTTATTCCATTCTCCGAAGTTTCTATATCTCCAGCAGATATTACAACTTCTAATGATGCATCTATTGCCACAACCTTTACATTTAAATCACCTATCTATTTGGAAGGTGGAATTGAATATTGTATAGTTCTTCTTTCAGATTCTGCTAAGTATCAAGCTTATATTTCAAGAGTGGGTGAAACAGATTTATTAACTCAAACTAATGTTTCTCAACAACCATTCTTAGGATCTTTATTTAAGTCTCAGAATGCGTCTACATGGGAACCAAGTCAGTGGGAAGATCTTAAATTTACTCTTTATAGAGCGAATTTTGTAACAACTGGATCTTTTGAATTATATAATCCTGAGTTAACTGAAGGAAATCATCAAATTGCTCATCTTTTATCTAATCCATTGAATTTGACGGGAAGAAAGATTAAGGTTGGAATTGGATCTACTTTAAATGATACTGATCTTACTGTTGGAAATACGGTTCTTCAACATGGAAGTAGTGCAACAGGTACATATGTTGGTAATGCAGGAATCGCAACAGGCACTTTAAATATTATTAATGCAGGTATTGGATATACTCCTACATCAGGCACTTATCAATTTGATCAGGTTGCTCTTACCAATGTAACGGCAGCTGGAAATGATGCTGTGGCAGACATTACAATTACTAACGGAGTAGCAGTAGCTGCAACTATTTCCTCCTTTGTTGTTGGTTCTGGTGGTACAGGATATGTTCCAGGCGATGTTCTAGGAATAGGAACTATTGGTAATAATTCATTAGGATTAAATGCTCGACTCTCTGTTGTTTCGATTGCAAATACTTCCCAGTTAATTCTTGATAATGTTCAAGGTAACTTTATAACAGGAACGGGAAATACTGTTAAGTATATTAATAGCACAGGTCTCACCACTGATCTTAATGGTGCTAATAATGTGGGTGGAAATGTAGTAATTTCTGATATTGAAGTGGTTAATGATGGATTACATATTCTTGTTAATCATAAGAATCATGGAATGTACTTTACAGATAATGATGTAACTGTTTCTAAGGTACAAAGTGATCTTATTCCTACAAAACTGGTTAATGATTTAGCAACATCAGAAACAGGAAATATAACAGTTAGTAGTGCTACTAATTTTGATGAGTTTGAAAATGTTGGAGTAGGAACTACCAACTATGGTTACTTGAAGATTGGTGAGGAAATTCTTTCTTATGAGAGTGCTGATGGAACAACAATCGGTATTACTTCAAGAACGATTGATTCAACAACAACCAAGAATTATCTTGCGGGTACTCCAGTTTATAAGTATGAACTGGGTGGTGTTTCCTTAAGGAGAATTAATAAAACTCACTACTTAGGAAACGTATCAATTGCTAATTCTATTACCTTTGATTCTTACAACATCAAACTTGATATGGGATCAAGTGGTCTTGGAAGATCTACTGGTGCAAGTTTCCCTATTCTTTATATGGGTCAAACCAAGTCAGCTGGTGGAGA